CCACGTGGAGTGCCTGGCGGTGCTGGTCAGGGACTAGATTTAGGCGGCTACAGAGCTACCGTGCGTCGCTGATGCGTCACGAGCCTACCCCATCCCGCTTCGACGGCGCCATGTGCGTCCGGCGCGAGATGCGCGTATCGCTGCGTCGTCTGGAAGTTCTCATGCCCCAAGAGCTTTTGGACGTCGTACAGCGGCACGCCCGCCTGGACGAGCCAGGACGCGCACGTATGGCGGCAGTCATGAGGCGTGTAGGCGGGAACAGGATCAATAGGATCGCTGGTCGGACCCAGTTTCGCGTTCTCCTGTTTGATCAGATCGTTCGCGCTGTCGATGGCTGCGTACCATCGCACTCGCCAGTTCGCGCCGGAGAGGGGACGCGCCCCTCGTACGGTTACGAAAATGTAACTGTCTGAGTCGCGGCCGATGAGCAGCTTCGCCATGTCATCCAGAACGTAGCGGGGGACCGGCACCTCTCGTCGCGACCGCTTCGATTTCGGATGGTCCTTCCACTTGCCGTACTGCGTCAGAGTCCCATGGACCGTGGCGCGCCCGCGCAACCAATCGACCGCAGATCCGCGCAGGCCGGCCGCCTCACCCCAGCGCAGGCCGGTCATCACCATCAGCTCCGTCATGATGGCGTGTCCCTCAGGAAGCTGGGCGGCGAGCCGGTCCACTTGGTCGCGAGTGAACCAGGCTGGCGGCTTCGGGGAGGTATCGGGCAGGTCGATGTCACGCACCGGGGTCGCAGGAATCAGCTCCTCCGTGACAGCATCACCCATCACGGACACGAACAGGTTGAACGAGCGGCGGATCGCGAACGGCCCGACCTCTCGCTCCTCCATGTCGCGCACCCACGCCTGTACGTCCATGCGTTTGATCCGTCGGAGCCGCCACGATTCCCAGTAGGGAAGGATGTGGTTGCGGAAGCATCCGCCGTCGCCTCGGACGGTCTCCTCGGAGTCGACGACGCGGGCGGCCCACCACCGCTCGTACCACTCCCTGAATGTCGTCTTCGAGAGCGATGGGTCAACCCACTCGTCGCGGGAGAACTCCAACTCTTTGCGCGTGGCCCACTCTTTCACCACCCCCTTCAGGGGGTCGGTCATGGTGTACCGGCCACTCGGGTTGCTCGCAGTTTTGGGCCCTCGCACGGTCGCCTGCCACTTCCCAGATGGCAGCTTGCGAATGTAGGGCATAGGGGCTCCTCCTCGGTAGGCCGATGGCTTTAGTTTGCACCGCTCATGGGACAAAGATGACGCCCCGGGGGGAAGGGCCGGGGCGTAGCGGGTGTGAAGCTGAGGTCATCGCAGGGATAGGGGGATGTCCTCGGTGAGGGCCACCATGTGCCGGATGTGGCCGATGTACCTTTCTGGGTTCTGGATGAATGCATCCACGGAGCAGGTGATCGCGAAGGCGATCATCCACTGCTCCAGTTCGCGGGTGCTGATGTCCCCCGAGATGTAGGCGGCGACGGCCGCCCGTGCGATCTCGGAGCACGGCGTTCCACTGTGCACGGTTACAGTCGTCGTGTGATCACCAACTGTGATCACAATTGGATCCGCCTCAGGCTCTAGGACCTCGGCGACCCGCACCCGTAGACGTCGGATGGTCGGATCAAGGTCTTGTCGCCGGTCTTGTATCAGGTTGGGCAATCTTCCTCCCCGCCCCCAGCTTCCCACTGGCCTCATCTGTGCCAAGGGTGGTACGTGAACCATAAACCAAAGGCGTGCACGAAACCAGCGAAAGGGTTGCCCTAAAAACGGTAAAGCCCCAGTTGCAGAGGGTGTGTGCTCACAAGAGCACACACCCTCTGCAAGCGGGGAACGGTGTCGGCCTCAACCCTGAGCGCGGATCCTCTCGATCTGACGTCGCAGATACGCAAGGATCTCCACCCGCGGAGTTCGAACAAAGACCTTGCCGGCCGTGAGTTCATCGTCGGGAAAGGTGACCGTCAGCTCCCAGCGTCGGGCCCCCGGGCCATACTCGGGGCGGGGTTCGATACTCAGCGACTCGTTATCGCGCAGGTCGTCGTCGGTGTGCTCGTTACCCCTCCACTGCGACGCCACCTCCTCGACAGGTGGCGTGAGGGGCGCCCCGGTTGCAAGGAAGCGTTGGATGCTGCCGCCGTCGAGGCCGTAGGCCGCCTCCACGGCGGCCAACTTGGCGGGGCCGTAGTTGTCGCGGCGAGCCCTCTCGATGTCGCCAACCGTTCGGTAGTCGATCCGTCGCTCTTGAACGAAGACCCGCCGGTTCTCGTAGCGGGGGTCGATGCGGACGCGGCGGGCGACCAGCGCTTCCCCGAGGTCTCGCCAGCCGTGACCGACCGCTGTAGCCATTCCGTCTCCTCAGTAGGTGTCGCAGGCATGTTGATGGAATCAGTAGGAATAGGCAACTCATTGTAGGAACCCCTTACTGCGGGGACACAAGAGGCTTGCCGTACCGTCTTTTGATTCCAACTCATGGCACTCAGGTTGTGACAGTGCTTGACACTGATGTCAACTGATTCCTATTCTTTCCTTGTGCCGCCCAAGCGAACCATCCCGCAGAACGGGCCGGCCATCCGTGAGTTCCGGGAACAGCTCCGCCGTCTGTCAGTCACTGAACTGGCCAAACGAGTCGGAGTCACACCCGGGGCGATCTCAAACATCGAGACGGAGACCAAAAAAGTCTCCATCGAGCTACTGAACCGGATCGCCGACGCTCTCATGGTCGACCTGGCAGCGATCGTCCGCACCCCGGTGGGTCCACGAAGACCCACGCCCCGACGTCACAGACAACCCCCCAAGGAGGTGTGATGCCGTCCCTGCTCCTGACCCCCGACGAAGCCGGCCGCCTGCTCGGATGCTCCGGCCGAACTGTGCGGCGCTACATCCAGCGCGGCCAGCTCCGCGCAGTCGACATTCGACCGAAGGGATCGCGGCGCTCCAAGACGCGGGTCCGCCATGACGACCTGCAGCGCCTCATTGACTCGATCACGCGCGCCACGCGCTAACGAAGCGAGCCCCCGCGGATCCGACCCCGCGGAGGCTCTCGGCCCCACCAAGCAGTGAAGAAAGGACAGGGCCAGTGACGATTATGCCCGACTACAACCAGGAGATCGCGACCATCGACGTCGCCATCCCCTCCGACGCCGAGTACGACGTCGGGATCGATTTCGACGGCCCCTGGGTGGAGTTCTCCCGCCCGCGCGACAACGTCCCCGCCATCCGTATCCGGATCGTGGGCGGTGACCCCGACGAGCGCACCGTGATGGCCGACCAGATGGTCATCGCACTGCGCCAGCTCGCCGACCAGTACGCGTACCACGGCGTCCTCGCGGGAGGTGCCCGGTGAGCGACCAGCAGAAGCCGAAGCCCCCGCAGAGCCCGAAGCCGATGCCGATCCCGGCGGGCTACCCGCCGCAGACCGGTGAACCCCAGTCGGTGCGGGATGCCTACGACCGGATGCGTAAGGAGGGGCGGCGATGAACTTCCGCATCACCTTCAACCGCATCGACAGCAAGCGCGACGTGGAGCCCCTGATCATCGACGCCTGGACGTCGCAGGAGCTGGTCAGCCGCATCTCGTACTACGCGACCACGGTCGCGGGCCACGAGGTGATCGCCACTATCAGCGGTGCCGCGGGGTTCATCGCGGACCGCACCGGCTGCGTCGGCCGGTTCACGGTCGACCTGGTCGAGACGGAGGTCGTGCGATGACCCCGAAACCGCAGACCCTGGACGACCTCCTGGCCACCGCGTACGAGCAGATCCTGTACGCGAGTGAGCGGGCCGAGATCCGTGAGACCCGGGAGGACGCCGCTGAGGTGCGGGGGGCCCTGTGGGGCGCGCGGAACGTGCTGCAGGAGGCGATCCACCGGTTCGAGGAGGAAGAGACCGCGGCCCGTGACCTCCAAATCGCCCTGGAGACCGTGACCGGTCCCGGTGACCTCCTGGGGGGTGCGTCGTGATGATCCAGCAGGCGCCTGCGGGCATGCGCCGGATCGCCTCGGGTGACCGGTACCGGTGGCAGGACGACGCCGCCTGCCGGGGCGCGGACACCGAGCTGTTCTTCACGCCCGGCTACGAGTCCGTGGCCAAGGCGATCTGCGCGCAGTGCCCTGTCCGAGCCGAATGTCTCGACTACGCGGTCTCGCGTCCTGAGAAGTACGGCATGTGGGGCGGCCTGGACGAGCAGGAGCTCGCCGCGGAGCGTAAGCGCCGCCAGCGTCAGGCGACGTCCCGGAAGGAGGTGGCGGCGTGAGCAAGGACTGCGACAACCCGTCCTGCCGTGAGGCCCGCAAGCAGCGCGACCGCGAAGTCGCCGTGACGAGCCTCGTGCGCAACGCCCTCGGCCGGCACGCGCCCGCAGAAGAGCTGGAGCGGGTCGACCAGGCAATCGCCGCCCAGCGGGCCCGGAAGAAGGAGCGCGACCAGTGATCCCGGCTCTGCTCGCCTTCGCGGCGCTGCTGCTGACGCTCGGCGCCGTGGCCCTTGCCCGGACTCGGGCGTCTGCATGACCCCGCGCCGGCCGTACCGCCACGTGCTGCGGCCGCCGCGGCACCAACTCGGCCGCCCCGTCGCGAGGGGCACGGGGCGGCCCTCAACTTCACCCCCTGAAAGGGGCACCATGACCAAGTTGGTCTTCCTTGACACGGAAACAACCGGCCTCAACCCCGACCTGCATGAGCCGTGGGAGATCGCGGCGATCGTCCGCAGCGGTGGCCGCGACCAGGAGTACGCCTGGATCGTCCGGCCCGACTTGACCCACGCCGACCCCAACGCGCTCCGAATCAGCCAGTTCTACGAGCGGTTCTACAACTGGTCCGGCAGCGACGGAACGGACTGCCCGGTCGGCGTCGGCAACATCATGATGTCGCCTGACCATGAGGACTACGGCGACCAGGTGACCGCCGCTCAGATCGCCCACACCCTCGCCGAACTCCTGAACCAGGCCGTCGTCGTCGGCGTGAACCCCGCGTTCGACCGCGACATGCTCCGGCCGTGGCTCCGGCGGCACGGCCAGGTGTGGGCGGCGCACTACCGGACCGTGGACGTCACCACGCTCGGGTGGGGACAGCTGACGGGCGGCCCTCAGGGCTACGCCCTCCACACCATGGGGATCCCGGCATCCTCCCAAGAGGTCAGCCTGATGCTGCGCGTCGACCCTGCCAAGTACGAGCGTCACACCGCTCTCGGGGACGCCCGCTGGGCCCGCGACCAGTGGGACGCGATCGCCCGCGCCTCCGGGCTCGATCCGGAAGCGATCGAGGTGGCGTGGTGATGACCGTGACCTCGACCACGTCCCCGGCGGTGATCACCGAGCCGGGCGTGTACGACCTGCCGGAGGACGTCTACCACGCCGACCCGGTCCCGGGCGGCTCGCTGTCCTCCACCGGCGCCCGGCGCCTGCTGCCGCCGTCGTGTCCGGCGCTGTTCAAGTACGAGCGCGAGCACCCCAAGCCGAAGCGGGCGTTCGACCTCGGCCGCGCCGCGCACAAAGAGGTCCTCGGCGAAGGCGGCCACGTCGCCGTCGTGGACGCGCCTGACTACAAGACGAAGGGCGCTCGCGAGCAGCGCGACGCCATCTACGCCGCGGGCGGCACACCGCTGCTGCCCCATGAGTACGAGCAGGTGCAGGCGATGGCCGCCGCGCTGCGCGCGCACCCGCTCGCCGGTCGGCTGTTCCAGCCCGGCAACGGCCGCGCGGAGCAGTCTCTGTTCTGGCAGGACTCCTACTCCGGGGTGGCGTGCCGGGCCCGCCTGGACTGGCTCGTCGACCCGGTCGAGGGTCGGCGCCGGGTGGTCGTGGACTACAAGACGTGCGCGTCCGCGGCGCCGGACAAGCTCAGCCGCGCTGTCTACGAGTTCGGCTACCACCAGCAGGCCGCCTGGTACCTGGACGGGCTCGTCGCCCTCGGTGTCGACGACGCGCCGGCGTTCGCGTTCGTGTGCCAGGAGAAGCAGCCGCCGTACCTGGTGACGGTCATGCAGCCCGACCACGTCGCGATGCAGATCGGCCGCCACCTGAACCAGCAGGCCCGCACCGTCTACGCCCGCTGCGTCGAGACGGGCTACTGGCCCGGCTACAGCGACGAGATCGAACAGATTCCGCTCCCCGGCTGGGTGGAGCGCCAGTACGAGAACGAGGGGATGCTCGGATGAACCAGAACCAGGTGCAGCGTCGCCAGGACAACGTCCCCCCCAGCCAGCCCGCGCAGTTCGGGCAGCCGGCGCGGATCGGTCAGGCGACCGCGGTGGAGCAGTCCCGCGCGGTCGCGGAGGTCCAGGCCGCGATCGTGGTCGCCCAGCAGTGCCCCCGCAACACCCACTCGGCGATGGCGGCAATGCGCGAGTCGTGCGCGCAGAAGGGGCTCGCCGAGCGGGCGTTCTACCGGTTCCCGCGTGCGGGCGGCGCGGTGTCGGGCCCGTCGGTTCACCTGGCCCGGGAACTCGCGCGGTGCTGGGGCAACATCCAGTACGGCGTCGCCGAGCTGCGCCGTGACGACGAGTACGGCCAGTCGGAGATGCAGGCGTGGGCGTGGGACGTGCAGACCAACGCCCGGTCGTCGCTGACGTTCATCGTCCCGCACAAGCGCGACGTCAAGGGCGGCCCCAAGAAGCTCGAAGAGCTGCGCGACATCTACGAGAACAACGCCAACAACGGCGCCCGTCGCCTGCGCGAGGTCATCTTCAGTGTGCTGCCGGCGTGGTTCGTCGAAGAGGCGAAGGACCTGTGCGCGAAGACGCTGCAGGACGGCGGCGGTAGGCCGCTGGCCCAGCGGGTCGCGGACGCCGTGCATGCGTTCGAGGGGATCGGGATCACGGTCGACCAGATGGAGCAGAAGGTCAGCCGGAAGACCGAGAAGTGGACCGAGCACGACGTCGCTCAGTTCGGCGTGATCTTCAAGTCGATCCAGCGGGGCGAGGTGTCCCGCGATGAGGAGTTCCCGCCGCCGCAGGTGACCGCGGACGAGCTGGTCGGCCCGGCGGGAGAGAAGCCGCAGGCCGCCACCAAGTCGGCGAAGGCCGACGCCCCCGACCCCCAGTAACCCCGTGCGGGGCGTCCACTGCGGCGCCCCGCCCCTCCCGGAGGACTCCATGCACTGGATCCGTATCCCGCGCCCGTATGAACCCGGCGACATCCGGCTCATCAACCCGTTCCTGACCCCTGACTGGGCCGACGACCTGATCTGGCCCGACGACGACACCCCCGAGGAGAACCCGTGACCGAGATCCGTATGAACCCGAAGCTGCGGCAGGGCGCTGCCGAGGCGATCGAGCCCTACGCCGAGCAGATGTTCGGCGCGTTCGACGACTACGCCGAACGGGAGTGGGTCGCCGTGGTGACTCTGACCCGCGGCAAGCAGGTTCGCGAGAACAAGACCAAGGTCGTGGGTGGCGAGGAGGTCTTCGAGGAGCTCCGCCAGGTCCACATGGCTGTGGTGGACGCCGAGATCGTGACCGGCGCGCACGCCGAGCAGGCGCAGGCCGCTGCCGAGGCCGCTCGCACGCAGCGGGTGACCGCGGGGACGCTGCTGGACTCCGCGTTCGACTGACCACCCCGGGGCGCCCGGCGTTGGCTGGGCGCCCCTTCCCCCACGGAGACACCGATGGACACCCACGAACAGGAAGAGCCGCTCCGCAACGACCAGCTCGCTGCCGAGATCCGCCACCTCATCAAGGAGCACGGCCCGCGCGCCGTCGCCGAAGAGACCGCCCGCCAGACCACCGAGGAGAAGCCGTGACCACGCGTGTGATCGGGCTGGACCTCAGCCTCACCAGCACGGGCGTCGCCTCGTCGCTGGGGTGGACCGAACGCGTCAAGTCGCAGCCAGGTTCGGGCGACGTGTTCGGCCGGCTCCGGTCCATCCGCGCCCGAGTCCTCGACTTCGCCAAGGGGGCCGACTTGGTGGTCGTGGAAGCGCTGGCCATCTCCCGGCAGACCGGCCAGCACCTCACCCGCGCTGGCCTGTGGCATCTCGTCATGGAGGCTGTCGACTCCACTGGCGTCCCGTGGGCCGCGGTCACTCCCACGTCGCTGAAGAAGTACGCGACCGGCAAGGGCAACGCGGGCAAGGACGAGGTGCTCCTCGCGGCCGCCCGCCGCTTCCCCGACTGGGAGGTGTCCGGCAACGACGAAGCCGACGCGCTCGTGCTCGCCGCGATGGGCGCGGACTGGCTGGGCGAGCCGATCGCCCCGATGCCGGCCACGCACCGCGCCGCGCTCGCCAAGGTCACATGGCCCGAGGTCGTCGTGCGGGAGGTGGCCTGATGACCACTGAGCTCGCGTTCGTCCGGTCGCTGCCGCCGGACACCCTGCGCAGGAATCAGCTCAACCACCACGCGGTCGCCGAGCAGCTGCGGCGTCACGTGGGCGAGTGGGCACTCGTCACCACGTCGCGAACCCGCAAGGGCGCCCATGAGGCGGCCCGGCGCATCCGCCTCGGCCTGCACGCCGCCTACCTGCCCGCCTACTCCCACGACGCTGAGGTGCGCACGTCGGAGGCCGGCGTCCACCAGGTGTGGGCCCGCCGCCGGGTGAGCGTCCGGTGACCACCACCTCCCGCTGGTCGGCGCCGTGCCGCCACTGGATTGGGGCCGAGTCCCGGTGGTGCGGGGCGACGCCGACGCGCCTCTACATCCAGGGGCCGCGCTGCCAGCAGCACACCCCGGCCCGGCTCGCCGGCCACCCGGAGCCCGGCCGCACCGCCGGACGCCGGCCCGCCCACGCCTGACCAACGCCCGGGGCCTGTCGGCCCCGGGCCCCCTTGGAGGCCATATGTCCCCGCGCATACGAAAGACCCGGCTCGCGATCGGCGGTCGGGGCAGTGTGGGTGCGCGCGGTCAGGAGGCGGGCTGCGTCTCCCCTTCGTCGGCTTTGCGGGCTGCGTCTTCGAGCCGGCGTACCTGCTCCCGCGTGATGCCGAGTTCCTTGGCGATGTCGGACTGTTTCACTCCGCGCGCTCGCACGCGGGCGATGGCGCGTCCGAGTTCGAGTCGGGCGAGTCGCTCCTGCTCTTTGGCCTTGTCGATCTCGGCGTTCGCTGCGCGGATCTCGGTGAGGTCACTGGCGGTCATGGCGACAGTTTCGCATATCAACATGTGGCCAACTCTAAGGTTGCCACATGTAATTTGGCAACTCCTCTTGTGGCCACATCGTATGTGGCATAAAGTTGGGTCATCGCCCCGCACCACGGAGGACACGATGACCCGCTGTCGCTACTGCAACCGGAAGCTCCGCTCCGCCCGCTCGATCGCGCTCGGCTACGGCCCCACCTGCCGAGCCAAGGCCCTGAAGGAGGCCCGCGCCCGGGTGATCGCCCAGCACAGGCCGACCACCGTCGACAAGGCCGAGCTGCTCATCGCCGACGGCGGCATCGTCCCCCTCCGCGGCAACCGGGTCTGGCGGGTCGTCTCCACGGACGGCACCGCCACCTACAAGACCCACGCCGCCGCCTGTACCTGCCCGGCAGGGGTGCGCGGACGCGCCACCTGCTACCACCGCGTCGCCGCCGAGCTGATGGCGCTGGCCGCCTAGGAGGACCAATGCACCTGCCCACCGTCGACCAGCTCCCCGCTGTCCCCCACGTCCGCCGCGAGCTCGTCTCCCCGTGGTCCATGGCTGCCATGAACGCCTACCTCGACAGCGAGCGCCGCCGTAACGCTCGGCGGTCCGCCCGTGAAGCCGAGCAGCGCATCGCCGACGGCGCCGCGCACGCCGACGTGATGGGCGCCCTCGGCGCAGCGGAGACGCTCGCCCCCGCCGACGAGCGCCCCTGGCACGCCGCCCGGCTCGACGCCTACGCCGACCACTACGGGCTGCGGGGCTGGTACCGGTACACGGACTACCGCGGCGAGCACCGGGTGCAGGTCAACTTCATCCGCACCCGTGAGGACGGCGAGCGGGGGCGCTACTACGTCACCGACTACCAGAAGTACGGGCCGCGCGAGTGGCGGGCGGTCGACCGCGACACCGGCGACGTCGCCTACCAGCACACGAACCGGTCCGAGGTGCAGAGCTGGATCAACCGCGCCGAAGGCGTGCCCCCCGACATTGTCGACGTCCACCTGCCCGACGTCGCTTGATCCCCCAACGAAGGACCGCCCCGAGGCAAGCGGGGCGGTCCACCCCAAGCAAACCACGGAGGAACTGTGACCCTCGCTGCCAAGATCGCCGCCCAGCGCATGCGCCGCGTCCACCACGCCGCCGTCGCCGCCCACGCCGCCGCCCGTCTGGCCCGAACCCCTGCCGGATGGACGTGGAACGGCGCCCCGATGGCCGCCACCACCCCCGTCCAGGTGGTGCTGGAACTCCGCGAGCAACACGGAGTGACGAACTCCGCCGCCCTGCACGCCGTCGGCCACGCCCAGCAGCACTACGCCACCCGACGCGGACGGAGGACCCCGTGACGTTCACCCCGCCCCCCGCCATGCGGCGCCTGCTCGACGCCGCCCTCGCCCACGGCCGCTCCCACGTCGTCCAGCACTACGACATCGACAGCGACGCCCCCTGGGTGTCCCTGCGCATCGTCTGGCCGGGACCGGACGGCTACCCGCCCTACGACCTGCGACTGTCCTGGCACACGCGAGACACCGGCACGTACCGGCTGAGCCACGCCCTAGGCACGTGGGGCCGATGCAGCGGCCGCACCATCACCGCCGCCCGCGCCCTGCGGCTCGTGACCGGAGAGGAGGTGCCCCAAGAGGTCGCGGACCTGGAGCAGTGGGCGCGCGAAGACCTCCTCGCCACCCACTGACGTCCCCAACCAGCCCCAACGACCAATAGGAGGCCGCATGGACAGCAGCATCCTCGCCCTCACCAGGGACCGCGCTCTCGAAGGCGACCTCGCGGACGCCCTGCGCTGCATCCGCGCTCACGCCGCCGCCGGACTGGACGACCCCGTGTGCGCCCACAAGGCCGACCGGATCGCCGACGAGATCGGGGCCCGGCGCGAACAGGGAGACGCGCCCCTGTGGGAGGTGGCGTGGTCCGGTCCACACGGTATGCACGCCACCTACACCCGCGACCCCGAGGTAGCCGCCGCACGTGCCGACGGAGTCAAGGCCCGCCCGGAGCTGACTCTGGAGCGGCACGTGATCTGGCGTAACCGCTGACCAGCCCGCCCGGACCCAGCCGGCGCCCCCGTGCAACGCGGGGGCGGGCACGCAGGGACCCCCTACGACCACGAGGAGCCAGCCATGATGACCACCGCTCGCCTCAACGAGATCCGCGAACGGCTGAACAACGTCTCCCACCTGCCTAGCTGGGAGATCGCCCCCGACCTCTCCGACAGCGGCGAGTGGGTGATCCGCTATCGGGACGCCGACGGCGAGACCGGGCTGGTGGCCACCGTGCCCGACCACGGGTACGCGATCGCCGAGTTGGTGGCGGACGCCCCCGCCGACATCGCCGCGCTGCTCGCCGAGGTCGACGCCCTCACTGACCGCGCCGCCCTCCTCCAGCGCGAGCGCGACGACGTCCGCGCCAGCAGAATCGCTGTTGCTCAGGCGAAGATCCTCGCGGCGGCCAACCTCGACGGCGCCGACGCCGCCGCCCCGCAGACATGGGAGCAGGCGTACATCCGGCTCCTGCTCGACCAGCGGGCGCTCGCCTACCTGCGCGGCGACGCGCGGCAGGACGCCCCGGTCCCAGCGGGCGCCACCATCCACGCCTACACCGACAGCAATGGCGACGTCCTGCGGGTGATGGACGGTGAGATCAACGTCGCGGTGCTCACCTGCCAGGGCACCGTCCGCGCCCAGATGGACCTGCCCGGGGACGCCGACGAAGCGCTCACGCTCGCCCGCGCACTCCTGGCCGCGACCGGGCTCGACGACGCCTACGAGGTCGTGGCGCGCACGCGCGCCTGACACCTCAGCCCATCTCCCCTTCAGGGGGCGCCGGTTCGCGACCGAGGTGGGCGCGCAAGACCCCCTGCAACCACAAGGAGGAGTACGTGACCGACCGACTGCCGCACGACGACTACGCCGACGAGGTGACATCAGCGCTCCACGCCGCCGGGTGGCCGTCCGACACGGCCTGCTGGACCGAGTCCCCAGACGGGGAACGGCTCGAAATCGCCGTCCGACGCCGCGTCGGCGACCTGATTCGCAACGACGAGTGGCCGCACGGATGCGGCATCGGCTGGGACCAGCGCGAGGGCTGGATCTACATCTACAGCGCTGCGCCCGGCGCGTACCCCAACGTCGACTACCTGACGGACGAGCTGTACGCCGCGCCAGGCGACGTGGCCGCAGCAGCCCGGCTGCTGGCCGCCGGACGCCTCGACCAGCTCCCCTTCCCCGGACACGAGTGGGAGCACGCCGGCCAGCTCCGTGCCGCCGTGGCCGAGTGGGAGGCCGACGCGGCGTGGGAGATCGACGAACTCCCGACCATCGACTGACCCAGCCCGTCCGGGACCGCCTGGCGCCCCGCGTGACCCGGACCGACACAACACCCCCACAGGAGGACCGATGACCCCGCAGGAGGTGCTCTCCGTTCGCTGGGAGGGCCTCATCGACCATCCCCGCGACCGATCCGACCCCGATGCCGAGGTGCTCGTCTACTGCACCGGCGACGGAGGCCAGCCCGTCGCCCTGTGGCTCGGCCGAGAAGTTGCGGGGGCACTCGCCTGGGCGCTCCTCGACGACGACGTCATCTGACCCCTCCGGCCGGCGCCCGCCCCGCCGGCCGGACCACCCACCACTTCACCGCAGAGCAGACCGGAGGAACGCATGGGCGTGCGCCTGATCGTCGAGGTCATGGATCACTGGTCCGACTTCGGCTTGACGTCTGGCGAGCGCTCCGACCTCGTTGTCATCGCGGAAAACGCCAACGACGCCACCCGCGAGACCTACGGCAGCATCCACGCGCCCTACATCCTGCACCGAGCTGGCGACAAATCGGCCGGTGCCTGGAAGAACGCCATCGGCAAGCTGATGAAGAAGGGAGTTCTCGAACACGTCGTCCGCGACGGCCGGGTGATGTCCGGCGGCTGGGGCCAAACGGCTCAATACCGCATCCCGCACCTATGCCCACGGAAGGGGCACGACGGGTTGTGGGGGCAATGCGCACGCCCCACACAGGGTCACCCCTCAGGTGACCCTGTGGACAGCCAAGAGGGTCAACAGGGTCACCTCTCAGGTGACCCAAAGGGTCATTCCTCAGGTGACCCTCAGGGTCACCTCTCAGGTGACCCCTTCCCCTCAGTCCCCTCACAGTCCCCTCATCCTCCGTCGCCTGAAGCCCAACGCTCCCCGAAGGGGCGCCAGTCGAAGAAGAAGGCGAAGTTCGATCCGATCCTGTTCATCGCTGAGCAGACCGGGCTCGCTCAGGACATCGCCGAGAGGTTCCTCGCCGAACTCCACCGCAAGCACGAGATCGACCGCGAGGAAGGGTTTCTCCGCCACCTCGCCGACAACGGCGACCTCGGCCGCCAAGCCCAGAGATGGCGAACCAGAACCACCCCCCGCGACACCGGAACCTGCGCGTTCCACCGCACCGCGCTCCCATGCGCCAGCTGCATCGGCGACATCCGCGCCGGCGACCCCGAGATCCCCCTCCGACTCCTCGCCCAATACGGGCCCGAGAACCGGCCTGACCTCGCCCACCACCTCATGAAGGAGGCCTCGTGACCCTCACGACCACCGACCCCGAGAGGCGGCGGCATCTCGCCCCTGTCGACGACCCCGAAGAGCAGCTCCCCCCGCACGACATCGCCGCAGAGCAGGTCGTCGTCGGCTCCGCGATCCTCGACCGCAGGGTCATCGGCCAGATCAGCGAGCTGATCACCCCCCTGGACCTGTTCCGTCCCGCCCACCAGACCATCCTGCAGACCGTGCTGGATATGGACGCCGAAGGCCGCCAGCTCGGGGTGGTCGCGGTCAGTGCCGAGCTGACCAAGCGCGGCGAGATCACCCAGGTGGGTGGCGCGCCGTACCTGCACACCCTCACCGAGGCCGTCCCCGTCGCCATCAACGGGCCGTACTACGCCGCGATCGTCGCGGACCTCGCCGCCAAGCGGCGCCTGGTCGACGCGGGAACCCGCATCGCCCAGATCGGGATGCAGGGCACTGGCGAGGTCGCGGATCTTCAGGAGCGCGCGGACGCCACCCTGCGCCAAGCCATCAGCGGGGGCGTGTCGACCGAGTCCGACACCGAACTCCTCGGTGACGACGAGGGGTGGATCGACAGCCTCGCCGAACCCATCGACCAGTCCGCGTTCGTGCCCACCCCCTACATGGACTTGAACGAGGCACTGTCCGGCGGCCTGCGGAAGGGTGAGTTGATCTGTGTGGCCGGGCGGACCGGCGGCGGCAAATCGACGGCCGCCCTGGACATGGCGCGGTCCGCGGCGATCCACCATCGGGCCGGGACCCTGTACATCTCGCTGGAGATGCCCGCCCTGCAGGTGCGGGAGCGGGTGTACGCCGCCGAGGCGAGAGTGCCGCACCGCGCCATCCGCGAACACGACCTAACCGAGGACGACTGGCAGCGCATCGCCCGGGTGCGCCCGACGATCGTGGACGCGCCGCTGTGGATCGCGACGCCGGCCACGTGCACGATCCCGTGGATCCGCCAGCGCATGCAGACGATGGAGCGCCGCGGCACCCCGGTTCGGCTCCTGGTGGTGGACCACGTCGGGCTGATGTCGTCCGCGGGCCGGACGGAGAACCGCTACAACGAGGTCTCCGCCTACGCGCGTGGCCTGAAACTGATCGCGATGGAGTTTGACGTCCCGGTCCTGATGCTGTGCCAGGTGTCCCGGGCTGCCGGTCGTCGCGATGACGCGATCCCCCGCATCTCGGACCTGCGGGATTCCGGTGAGCTGGAGCAGTCCTCCGATCTTGTGCTGATCGTGCACCGGCCGGACTACGACGTCACCGACAAGGCAGCCGGCCACGCCCGGTCGGGCGAGGTTGACCTGTACATCGCGAAGAACCGGTCCGGCCCGCAGTGCGTGGTGACGATCGCTGCGCAGTCGCACTACACCAGGTTCGTTGACATGGCGCGTGGGTGACCGATGGACCGCGCGGCTCTGATCTCCCGCGTCTCAGCGGCCCGTGTGGAGGCCCGCGCACAGGAGCGGGCGGACCCGCTGGCGTGGATCGCGACCGGGTGCGCTCTGGCGGCTCTGGAGTCGACCCGCACCGTGGACGCGGCCCGGGCGCTGCTCGCGGCCTACGAGCGGTGGCGCGACCCCGCCCACCAGACCGCGGCACTGGCGCTGCTCGCCGAAGACGAATGAGGGCGCCCCGCCTGCTCAACCCAGGCGGGGCGCCCACCCCAGGAAACCACACCCACACACGAACACCTGAGGAGACGCCCGATGACTGACACCACCGCACTCCTGCGCCAGGCCGCCCGCGTGGCCCGCGAGGAGCCCGACGCCCGCTGGCACCCGGTCGCTGACTGGCTGGACGCCGCCGTGGCCCGACTGGAGGCCACAGTCCACCCGAGTTGGCACGACGTGGTCGAACCGCACTCTGTGGCGGTCGCCCGCGCGCTGGTGGAGCAGGAGCCGCTGCGTGCCGACGCTGAGCACCCGGTCGATCTGGAGGCCGAGATCGAGCGGCTGCGGGGCGACCTGGACGTCGCCATGAGCTTCGCGTGGATCGTGGGCGGCGAGCTGGTCCGCGTCACACGCCTCAGCGACGCCCCGGACGGCTGGGCCGTCGACGTCGAGGACCAGACGGTCGCCGTCGACCTGGACCGCACCCAGGCACTGGCCCGTGCCCGCGAGATCGCAGGGGATGCGTGATGGCGACGCTGCCCGGCATGCCCGCGCCAGTCCGCCGGCCCCACCTACTGGCACCGGCTCGACCAGGAACGGCGTCGGCGGGAGCTCGCCGAAGCGTGCGGCATGAAGACCGGGAAGACCACCAAGGCCAAGGAGAAGACTCGATGACCGCTGGCGACTGGAACTGCGTGTGTGGCCGACCGCTCGGCGACCGGTTGCACACTGAGGCCGCGCCCGGGGTGCCTGTGCCCGAGTCGATGAGGGACGGCGAGGCGCCCGACGCCGACGACCTGCGCGCCCGGATTGCTGAGGCGCTGTACGTGGCACCCGCCGAGCCCACCGACGCGGGCGAGCGGGTCGCGCGCCGCACCGCAGGCCATGACGCCGACGCCGTGATGGCCGTGGTCGGCCCCGAGCTGGAGCGGCTGCGGGTCTACCTCGACCACGCCACCCATTTCGTGTGGCAGCGCCTCGCCGAAACCGTGCCCGCCGAGGAGTTGGGGCGGATCGTCCGCACCCAGCTCATGACCCGAGACACCGACACCACGAAGGAGAAGAACTGATGGCACTGCCCGAGATCACCGTGACCGGCCGGCTCGTGGCCGACCCCGAGATGCGTTTCAGTCAGAGCGGCGTCGGCGTGCTGAGCGTCCGCCTCGCCGCCAACAGCCGCCGGAAGAACCCGCAGACCCAGGAGTGGGAGGACGGCGACACGTGGTTCGGCCGCGCGGTCGCGTTCGGGCGCACCGCGGAGGCGATCGCCGACTCCGGCCTGTCGAAGGGTGACCTCGTCACCGTCAAGGGCCGGATCAAGACGGACCAGTGGCAGGACAAGGAGTCCGGGGCGAAGCGGTCTGCGGACCAGGTCGTCATTGACGAGATCGCGCGGCCGGTCCGCGCAGCGAAGCCCGGCGGCGGCCAGTCCTCTCCGGCTCCCGGCTCCGGCTACGGCCAGCAGGGCGGGTTCGGGGCTCCGGCGGCGGACCCGTGGAGCGCGCGGCCGGCGTCCGTGGGGGCGCAGGCGGACGAGCCGCCCTTCTAGGGCCGCCATGACGCCCGGGGGTTGGCCGTGGCCCCGCCGACCCCCGGGCACCCCGAAACCCCTCAACCCATCTAGATGGCCCTGGGGTCGCCGTAGACGGGCAAACAGGGTCAAGTCGGTGAAGTACTACGCCAAGGAATTCCAAAGCCTCATAGGCCACTACAGGCCCGCGAGCACCACGAAGGGAGACGACCGGTGACCGTCTTCAAGGACCCGTACCGCCCGCGGCGATCACACCTCATCCACGCCGCCGCCCTGGTGCCGGGCGGCTACATCCTCACCGCCTGCGGGAGCTGGTGGCACCACGACGACGACACCGGCGAGTGGTACCACGACGAGCCCGCGCCGATCACCTGCAAGAAGTGCCAGCGAGAGACCGCGCAGGCATGACGGAGGCCGTCCCCGGCCCTAGCGGGGACGGCCCCACCCAACGAAACCACGAAGGAGATTCGATGAACACCCGTAAGGGCGTCCGATTCGCGGCCGTCGCCGTGGCGATGCTCGCCGCGCACGAGGTTGCCGACTACTGGGCGCAGTCCGAGCGCGAAGCGAAGCACAAAGGCGACGACTCCGCGAAGGGGCGCGTGGCCTGCGCGTCCCACGTAGCGACCTACACCGCCATCAACACCGCCGCCGTGGTCGCCGTGAACCGGTGGCTGGACCTCGGCCTGGACCCCCGCCGGATCGCCGCCGGACAGGCGGTCTCGGCGGCCACCCACTACCTCGCCGATCGGCGGGAGCCGCTCCGGCGGTTGGCCTACGCGACCGGGAATGGGCCGTTCTGCGAGATGCGGGGCGGCATGGCGCTCCTCGACCAGTCAGCGCACCGCACCGTCCTCGCCCTGGCCGCTGCGATCACCGCCGGAGGTGGACGGTGACCCGCCGCCGGGCGGTGCCGGCGCTCCCCGACCGGATCGGCGACCTGGACGTCGCCGAGTGGTCCCGGTGGGAGCCAGCCCCGATCCTCTCCCACATCGACCCGGCGTGCCCGACCTGCGCCGACCCCGGCCCCTCCGTCATCGCCGTCGGCTACATCACCGAGCTGACCAAGCGCGGCGAGACGCGGAAGATCCGCCGGTGGCACGCCGGTCGGTGCCCCGCCTGCGACGAGATGCGCATCTACGAGCGCCGCCCCACCGCCAGCCCGACCAGGTCCGGGTGGCGGGAGGTCCTGTACGGGCCGCCCCGGACCCAGACCGTGCACCTGATCGCCACCGAGGAGGACGACCGATGACCCCGACCAGGATCCAGCGCAAGCGCACCCGCGAGTACTACCGGCCGCTCGACCGCCACGACATCGCCGACGCCCTGGAGATTGAGGCCGACCGGATCGCTGACGAGCGCCCCGGACTGCCGGGACTGTCCTGACATGACGAAGGGGCCGGCGTGACGAGCGCCGGCCCCTTCAGAACCCCCTGAACCTCACCCGTATTGTACCAGTACAAACAGGGGGCATTGTGATCGCTGGGGCAATCTGTGAACTCTGCGGCCGGCCGAGCGGGGACGACGCCGCCGTCTGTACCACCTGCACCAACCGCATGGCCGACGCGCTCCGCGAGGTGCACGGCGACGCCCGGTTCCACGGGCTCGACGTCGACCTCGACATCACCGCCGCACGACAGGGCGTCGGCCACCGGCAGCCGTCCGGGCACGTGAAGGCATCCGAAGCGCCGATCCCCGTTGACCTGCGCGCCACCGAAGCCCGCGCCGTCCTCCGCTCCACCCTCGTCACCTGGGTGCGGGTCATCCTCGACGACAACCACATCGACATCCACGGCCCCACCTGCCGCCGCTGCACCCACTGGTCCTGCGGACAGATCCGCCGCTCCCGCCCGCCGGCCGACACGCTGCCCGCCATGGCGCGCTGGCTCCGCGACCGCGCCACCTGGATCCGCCACGCCCCCTACGGCCCGGAGTGCGTCGACGAGATCGTGGCCGCCGTCCGGGAAGTCCGGCGCGTCGTCGACCGGCCGACCCGCCGCGTCCCCCTCCACGTCACCTGCACCCAGATCACCCTCAACGGAGACACCCCTACGCCCTGCGGCGGAGACCTCTACGCCGTCGTCGCTGACGGTCTCGCCGCCCACGGGCAGATCCGCTGCGCGGCCGACCCCGGCCACGTCACCACGGTTACCGCCTGGGTAGCCGAGGAAGAACGTGCCGCCCGTCGCAGAGGGCGCCTAGCTGCGCACTTGACAAGCCGCGTAGCATAAGCAGCAGAGTTGGAGCAATGTCTCCAGGCAGACGAAGGCCCGGCACCGTCCATGGGACGAACCGGGCCTTTCGCATGTCACCGGTAGTACTGCTTGGTCACCTTCCGCCTAGGGATGACCACGCGGAACAGCCACCAGCAGAACCAGACGAGGCCCCACGCGCCGCACGTTAGGACCGTCAGCGTCAGGTGCACGGTGTGCGAACAACCTCCGAGGCCGCGCTGCCGATGGACGCTCTTCACTACGCGTGGGTGCAGCTGTGCTGGTGGCTGCGGTGGGTAGTACGGCGGCTGGTGGTGGTACGGCTGCTGGCCGTGCTGCCACTGCCCGTGAGGGTCCTGGTACACGACGTACCTCCTGCTCGGCGGGGGATCCGCCGCAGCGTAGCGCGCGACGCCGACCAGAACGTGTTCAGAAGCAGCCCGTGGCCGGAGGCGGCCATAGTGCGCCCGCCGGAGGTGATCGGTGAACGAGCTGGAGCAGTACTGGAAGTACGGCCGCGGCGCGCTGCGGATCCGGTGGGGCACCCCGGGCGATTTCACCCGCTGCGTCCGCGAGCTCGACGAACACGTAGGCGACGGGCGAGCCCGGCGCATATGCGCCCAATGGCACCACGACATGAACGGGTTCTGGCCCGGCGACAGGCGAAACCGGTGACCGCGTGGGCCGGTTCGGACCGGCGCAGACGACTGCCCGCGAACTGGCCGGCCCTTCGTCGCCTCGTGCTCGAACGCGACGGCCACCGGTGCACGTGGACCGAGCACGGCCAGCGATGCCCGCAGCCGGCGACCGACGTCGACCACATCTGGCCCGGCGACGACCACTCGCCGGCGAACCTCCGGTCCCTGTGCCGGGGGCACCACCAGGCCAAGTCGAGCGCCGAGGGCGGACGCGCGGCATCAGCCAAGCGGCCGAAACGCAACCGCGAACCTGAGCCTCATCCGGGAGTGACCACGCGGGTGCCGCGCGGGGAGTGAGCACGGAGACCCAGGGGAGTGACCCTCCCGCCCGGGGTCCCTTCAGACCGGAGCGTCACAGCGGCTAAGGACGTGCGTGCGGTCTGCCCGGCTTTTCCCGACCCTCGATAACTGAATGCCGCCTGTGCGCGGCTGTAGGCGCCCCTGGTTGATCCCCGGGGGAAGGAGGCCCCGAGTTCCTGGCTCGGGGCCTTCGCGTTTCCAGGAGACGACGTGAATCCCTGTCCTTACTGCGGATCGCCTATGCCGAAGACTCGCCGAGTGCAGTGCGGCGCCGATGCATGTCGACGGGCGCGAAAAGCGGACTACATGCGGCAGTGGCAGAGAGAGCACAAGGAGCAGACCGGGGCCTGGTGGAACAGCGGCGCTCGACGCGCCAAGTACCCCCGAACCTGCCTCCATTGCGGCACTCAATGGAACGCGGTCAACAAGGACGCCAAGTACTGCTCGTTCACCTGCCAGAACGCACACCAGTATGGCGAGAACCGGACGCGGAAGCAGTCGCCTGCTGAGAAGCGGCGCGCTGCCGCCGTCCGACGGGCCAAGCGGTGCGCCCGTGGCACGCGCGGTCGCACCCCGTGGGTGGTCGGCGCGTGCTCCGAATGCGGGGCCGGATTCGCCACGCAGCTCTGCGGTGCGCGGACGTGCTCACCGGAGTGCCGAAAGAGGCGAATCCGCCGACGCACCAAGGAACGCGCGGGATTCGTGACCAGGGCGACGCGACTGGCGATCTACGAGCGCGACGGGTGGATCTGCCAGCTCTGCTCCGAACCGGTCGACCCCGACCTTCCGTACCTGGACAACTGGGCCGCGTCGCTGGACCACATCGTGTGCCAGGCGTGGACGGACGAGCCGGACCACTCCCCGGAGAACCTGCGCCTGGCGCACCGCTGGTGCAACTCGGTGCGCGGCGACGAGACCTACTACGAGACCAGCGTCCTGGCCGCGGCGTGAAGGGGGTGCCTGATGTCCACCCCCGAACCCCCCGCGAACCTGTCGGCCGCCGGCCTGGCCCTGTGGTCCTCGATCGTCCCGACATACGAGCTGCGCGCCGACGAGGTGCGCCTGCTGCACGACGCCTGCCGCCAGGCCGACATCGTGCAGCGCCTGGAGGACGAGCTCGCTGATTCGCCGCTGATAGTGAAGGGCTCCCAGGGCCAGCTGGTGGCCTCCCCGCTGGTGTCGGAGGTACGGCAGCACCGCACGGTCCTGGCTGCTCTGCTGAAGGCGCTGAAGCTTCCGGACACGCCGGCGGGCACGAAGCAGAAGTCGGCGCGCACCTCGGAGCAGGCGCGCGCGGCGGCCCGGGCGCGGTGGGGCAAGCGGGACGCGGGATGAGCGCGCCGTGCCTGGTGGTCGGCGACCAGAGGATTCCGCTGGCCGCGGACGGGCTGCCGGAGGGGATGCCCTCGGACCACGGCGTGCCGACGCTGGGCTGGGGTGTGCTGGCGTGGGGCGAGGAGTTCCTGGCGCAGCCGGACGGTGACCGTGCGGGCGACCCGTGGCAGTGGACGCCGACGCAGGCCCGACTGATCGCGTGGTGGTTCGCCGTGGACCGGACCGGTCGGTGGCTGTTCCGCCGCGGGCAGATAGTGAAGCCGAAGGGTTCCGGCAAGTCTCCGCTCGCGGCGGCGCTGTCGTGCTGCGCCTTGGCCGCCGACGTCGTGTTCGACGGGTTCGACGCCGCGGGCGAGGCAGTGGGGCGCCCGCACCCGTCGCCGCACGTGCAGCTGGCTGCGGTGTCGCAGGACCAGACCGACAACACCATGTCGCTGGTGCTGTCGATGCTGCGCGACGGCGAGGCCGCGGACGCCATCCCCGGCCTGGATCTGGGGTTGACGCGGGTGCGGACCCGCAACGGCAAGCTGGAGCCCGTCACCGCGTCGGCGCCGTCCCGCGAGGGCCAGCGGTTGACCGACGCGATCCTCGACGAGCCGCACCTGTGGACCAACTCCAACGGCGGGGTGCGCATGGCCGCGACCCTGCGCCGGAACCTCGGCAAGATGAACGGCCGGAGCTTGGAGACCACGAACGCGTGGACGCCGGGCGAGGAGTCGGTGGCGGAGCAGACCGCCATCTACGCCGACAAGATCGCCTCCGGCGACGCGGTCGACCTCGGACTGATGCGCTACCACCCGCAGGCGCAGGTGCGCGACCTCGGGCTGGAGGCCGGCGACCGCATCGCCCTCGGTTTCGACGGCAGCATCCGCGACGACGCCACGGTGCTGATCGCGTGCCGGGTCGAGGATCGACTGTTCTTCCCGCTGGGGATGTGGGAGCGCCCGGACGGCCCGGCCGGAGAGGGTTGGGAGGTCGACCGGGAAGCGGTCGACGAGGCAGTGCACGCCGCGTTCGAGCTCTACGAGCCGCTCGCGTTCTTCGCGGACGTGGAGCACTGGGAGTCCTACATCGACGCGTGGACCCGCGAATACCGCGAGCGGCTGCTAGTCAAGGCGTCGCCGCGGGAGCCGATCGCCTGGGACATGCGCGGCCGGCTGCAGCAGTCCACGCTCGCCAACGAGCGCCTGGTCGCCGCAGTGGTCGACGGCAAAATCCGCCACACCGGCGACGTGCGGCTACGCCGCCACGTCCTCAACGCGCGCCGGCGTCCGAACCGGTACGGGATCTCGTTCGGTAAGGACCGGCGGGGGTCCCGCCACAAGGTGGATGGGTGGGCGGGCTGTCTGCTCGCGGACATGGCGCAGCACGAACTCGAAGCGTCCGGCAAGAACCGCACGGTCGACCGGAGGGTGGTGGTGTTCCGGTGACCGATCTCGACACCCTGAACGCCCTGCTGGAGAAGATCGACACCCAGGCGCCGAAGCTGGAGCGTCTCGATCGGTATTACCGGGGTGGGCAGCGGCTCGCGGCGATCGGGCTCGCACTGCCGCCGGAGATGGAGCGCCTGCAGACGGTCATCAACTGGCCGGCGCTCGCCGTCGACTCGTTGGAGGAGCGCCTCGATGTTGAGGGGTTCCAGCTCGGCGGCGACACCTCGGCGGATGAGCGGCTGTGGGACTGGTGGCAGGCCAACGACCTCGACGAGGAGTCCTCACTCGCACATCTGGATGCGCTGGTGCTCGGCCGTTCCTACGTCACCGTGTCGACCGGCGAGGCTGCTGACGACCCGCCGGTGATCACGGTGGAGTCCGCGCGGACCATGGCCGTGAACATCGACCCGGCCACCCGCCGGATCGCCGCTGCGGCGCGGGTGTGGGAGCGCGACGAGACCGACCAGCCGTCCGGGGCGGTGCTCTACCTGCCGGGGCGCAACGTCTACTGGCGGCGGTTGAATGGCCGGTGGGTGGTCCAGTCCGATGACCGGTTCGCGCTCGACGAGGTCGCGGTCGTGCCGTTGGTGAACCGCGCCCGTCTGGCGCACCGCCATGGGGTGACGGAGATGCGCGACGTGATGGCGTTGACGGACGCCGCATGCCGCTCGCTGACGAACCTGCAGGCTGCGCAGGAGATGCTCGCTGTCCCGCAGCGCTACGTGCTCGGGGCGACGCAGTCGGATTTTCAGGACCCGGACGGCCAGCCGGTGCCGGTGTGGGAGGCCTACATCGGCCGTTTCCTGGCGCTGGGCAACGAGGGCGCGAAGGTCGGCCAGTTGCAGGGCGCTGACCTGCGGAACTTCACCGAGGTCATCAACCACTACGCGAGGTTGACGGCGTCGGTGACGGGGTTGCCGCCGCACTTCCTCGGCCTGAGTACAGACAACCCGGCCAGCGCGGACGCGATCCGCTCCAGCGAGGCCCGGTTGGTGAAACGGGCGGAGCGCCGCGCGCGGGCGTTCGGCGAGGCATGGGAACGCGTCATGCGGCTGGCTCTGCGCGTGGTCGGTGACGACGACGCGGCGGCGCGGCGGATGGAGACGGTGTGGCGTGACCCGTCGACGCCGACGTATGCGGCCCGCGCGGACGCCGTCGTCAAACTGTTCCAGGCCGGTCTGTTGCCGCAGGAGGCGGCGTGGGAGCAGATGGGGTGGTCGCCGGAGTACCGGCGCCACCTGCGGTCGCTTTCGGATTCCGACCCGGCGGTGCGGTTCCTCGAACTCGACCAAGCCTCGCGGTCGCCGACTGGGACGCCGGTTGATGAGGTGTCGGCGTGACGCCGCAGGAACGGCAGCGCCAGCGCGCGGTGATCGCTCGCGCGCTGCGGGCGGTGCTGCTGCCGATGCTGCGCCTGGGTCTGCGGCCCCGAATGACGAACACGGAGTGGGCGGCGCTGGTGGAGGCCGCCTACCCGGCGGTGTACCGGGCCCGGATGGACTACTGGCGGCTGGCTGAACGGGCGTACCGGGACGAGCGGGACCGCGTCCTCGACGAGGACTCGCCGATCGAGTTCCCGCGCCGGAACTATCCGCCGGAGGCGCTCGACGCCGGCCTGCGGGAGATGGTCCGGCCGCGCCTGGATGCGCTGGACGAGGATGACCCGGTTCCGACTGTGGTGGTGGAGGAGGCTGTGGCGGTGGCGGACCGGCACGCCCGGGACGGCGGCCGGCAGGGCATCATCGACGCGGCCCGGCACGACCGGCGCGCCCTCGGCTACGCCCGTCGGCTCACCGGCGCCTACAACTGCGCGTTCTGCACGATGCTCGCCTCGCGCGGTCCGGTGTACCGCTCGGTGAGCTCGGCGTTGATCCGCCACATCGGCCGCGGCCGGAACGCCGTGCCGACCGGCGAGCCGTTCCACGATCACTGCGACTGCGAGGTGGTCCCGGTGTTCCGAAGGAACGACTGGGAGGGCCGCGACCAGTACCTGGAGCTGTCCCGCATGTGGGACGAGCACGCGAACGGCACCCTCGCCGACTGGCGCCGCTACCTCGACCAGCGCCAGCGCGAACAGCAGGACGAGGGCGCCCGGCAGGCCGCGTGACCCCACCAGACCACCCCGGAGCCGCGATGGTGCCGGGGTTTTCCGCGCGCCCCGACATGGGGCCCGCACCGTCCGACCCGACACGGGAGCAACACATGTCTGACGACACCACCAGCGCCGACGCCGCAGTGGGCGTCACCGGCGAGCCGGCCGCCGACACGGAGGCCGCCGTCGAGACTCCGCGCGCGGAGAAGGACTGGCAGGTCGAGGCCGCCAAGTGGAAGGCCCTGGCCCGCAAGCACGAAGGCCGCGTCAAGGAACTCGCGCCGGCCGCGGAACGCCTCCGCGAGCTGGAGGACGCCCAGAAGAGCGAGCTGGAGAAGCTCCAGAGCTCGTATGAGGAGGCGCTCGGCGCCGCGTCCCGCGCCCAGCACGAGCTGTGGCGCGAGCGTGCCGCCCGGAAGCACGGGCTCGACGACGACCTCCTGAAGTTCCTCACGGGTGAGTCCGAGGACGAACTCCTCGAAGCTGCCCAGGTCCTCGCTTCCAAGCTTGCCGCCCGCGCTGAAGCGGAGAAGCCGAAGCCGGGCCCGGCGCCGGACCCGACCCGCGGCCAGTCACCGCCCGGCGGCGGGAGCACCGCCGACCAGTTCGCAGCCCTATTCGCCAAGTAGCCCCGTCGAGGGGCGTGTGCCCCTGACCAATCCCGGGGGCGAGAGAGGAGGCCCGCGATGGCGGGTATCGACATCAACCGCACCACGCAGGGGGTCTACCTGCCCCCGGCCGTCTCTTCGGAGATCTGGCAGGACGCCCAGGAGGCGTCCATTGTCATGCAGCTCGCCCGGCGGATCGACATCCCGGGCAGGGGCGTGTCCATCCCGATCATCACGGGCGACCCGACGGCCGAGTGGGTGGCGGAGACCGACGAGAAGCCGGTCAGCCGCGGCACCCTGTCCAACAAGACGCTGACGCCGTACAAGCTCGCGGTCATCGAACCCTTCAGCATGGAGTTCCGGCGCGACTTGCCGACGCTGTACAGCGCGCTGCGGGGCCGGTTGGTGGGCGCGATCGCGCGCCTGTTCGACGAGACCGTGCTGTTCGGGCCGTCCCCGGGGACGGGGTTCGACACGCTGGCCGGCGTGCCGGAGATCGACCTGTCCGGCGGGTTCTACGACGGCCTGGTGCAGGCGATTGTGGACGTGTCCGCCGCGAACGGCGACGTGTCCGCGTGGGTTTTCGACGGGTCCGGCGAGGGGCTGGCGCTGCAGGCCAAGGACAACACTGGCCGGCCGCTGTTCATCAGCAACTTGCAGTCGGAGGGCCGGTCGATCGGCACTCTGCTCGGCCGCCCGGCCTACAAGTCCCGGCACGTCAGCGACGGAACGGGCACTGTCGGGTTCGCGGGCGACTGGTCGTCGGCGATGTATGGCATGGTCACCGGCATCAGCATCAGCGAATCCGACCAGGCGACGCTGACCGACTCCGACGGGACCGTCCTCAACCTGTGGCAGCGGAACATGTTCGCCATCAGGGCTGAGCTGGAGATCGGGTTCGCCCTCCGTGACGAGGACCGGTTCGTCCGGCTCACCAACGGCGGTTCCTGACCTGGGAGGGGGCGGCGATGGCATACGCGACCGTAGGAGACGTGCAGGCTCGTCTGGGCCGCCCCCTCACGCCCGAGGAGGAGCAGCTCGCGGCGACGCTGCTGGACGACGTCGAGGCGATGATCCGGGCGCGGATCCCGAATCTCGACGCGCGAGTGGTGGCGAACGAGAACTACCGGGCGCTCGTGGTGATGGTCGAGGCCAACGCCGTGATCCGGGTCCTGAAAAACCCCGAGGGGTACCGGCAGGAGACCGAGGGCAACTACTCCTACTCGCTGAACGTGGCGGCGGCGGCCGGCTACCTGCTCGTGCTCGACTCCGAATGGGCGCTGCTGGGGGCGTCGCGGGGGGCGTGGACGATCGCGCCGGTGGTCCGGTCGGGCGCTGGGTGTCCGCCGGATCCGTGGGTCCCGGGGCGGTGCTGGCCGTGAGCCTGCTCGACTCCGGCGCCGAGCTGGTCGAGATCTACCCCCAGGTGCTCACCACGGACGACCTCGGCAACGAGGTGTGGGCGCCCGCAGACGATCCCGTCGTGATCCGGTGCAGCATCCAGCCGGTCACCTCCGACGAGCTGTCGGCGGTCGGCCAGGACCTCGTCACCACATACCGGCTGATCGCCCGGACTGCGCCGCTGGGTCCGTGGGCGCGGGTCCGCTGGGTGAACAACGCCAACACGTGGTGGGACGTGATCGGAACGCCGCGCCGCTACGGCATGTCGCCTCGGACAGCGCACGTGGACGCGCTGCTCCGCCAGCGCAAGGACCCGCAGGATCCGCCTGACGAAGGGGGTAGTGATGGCGCAGGTGTTTCGCGACGTGGACCGGATCGTGGCGCACGAGGTGCAGCCCGCAGTGGTTGAGCGCGCCGAGATCCTCGCCACCCGGGCCCGGACCCGTCTCGCGCAGCACCGGGAGTCCGGCCGGGCACGCATCGAGGTCATCCGCGGCCGGAGGTCGGACGCGTTCGTGGAGCTGGTTGACGACGGCCCGGACGGGAACGCGGTGGCGATCGAGTACGGGCGCACCGGCTCGCGCGGCCGTGGCGCGTCGCAGGGGGTGTACGCGCTGCACTACGCGATCGGGATGGCGCCGGATGGCTAGGCTGCTGCCTCGCGTCGACGCGCTGCTGGTGGGGATCCTCCGGCCGGCGCTCGGCCCCGGCGTCACCGTTGGGACGAGGATCCCCGATCAGATGCCGTTGCCGTTCGTGATGGCGCGGCGCGCTGGCGGGGCGTCGATCCACCCCCGGTTCCTCGACCAGGCGCTCGTGGACGTCCAAGTGTGGGCCGGTTCCGACGCCGAGGCCGAGGGTCTCGCCCAGGCCGTCCGCGACGCGCTGTACGAGGCGTCAACGACGCCGCAGGTGATCGTGCCGGGGATGGGTTACCTCTCGTGGTTCGCCGAGCAGGCCGCTCCGGTCCTGCTCCCGAGCGACACCGAGGACCACAACGTGTACCGCTACCAGGCCACATACCAGATCAACACCCGTCCCGACCTGGACTGACAATGGAGGCATAGCTCATGGCGCTTGACGATGGCGCGCTCGTAGTCCCCGGCGCGGGGCACATCTATTTCGACCGCACCGGCACGGCCACCCGTCCGACCGACCCCTACGACCCGGGCCCGCTGCTGGAGGAGGTCGGCAACACGACCCGCGAGTCGCCTCTGACCATCAACCAGGAGGGCGGCGAACGCACCACACTCCCGACCTGGCAGAACAGCGCGGCCCGCGAGGCCGTGTCCCCCATCACGCATCAGTTCGCGTTCACCCTGCTGCAGTGGGACGAGTCGACCTACGAGTTGTACTACGGGCAATCGACCATGGATGGCGACTACTACAACGTCTCCAAGGGCACGCCGGTCCCGGTCGAGGGGTGTATGTACATCCGAATCGATGACGGGAGCGCGTTCGCGGATTTCTGGATCCCGCGCGCCTCGGTGCTGCGGGTGGACAACGTTGAGCTTGACCCGGAGAACCTCAGTGGGTACCCCGTGGGCGCCACCGTCCTCGGAGCCTCCGAACTCGACTACCTCTTCCAGATCGGCGCGAAGCGCGCCGGAACCGGCTCCTGATGCTCCCGGCGCGTGGGACTGCGGACCCCCGCGCGCCGGGTCCCACCCCTGGTCCGCCCCCTGTTGGAGGTCCGCATGGCCAAGATCGACCTGTCCCAGCTACAGAAGCCCGAGAGCGCCGGAACCGTCATCGTCATGCCGGAGGGCGACGAGATCACGCTGCGCCCGCTGATGACCCTCGGATCGGAACATGATCAGACCCTCCTCGGAGGGCCGCTGTATGCGGACCTGCTCCGCTACTACCACCTCGACCTCACGCAGGTGTGCCAGGGGCGCGGACCGCGACCGCAACTCGTTCTCGCGCTGGTCGACAATCTGCCGGCGGACTCCGCGTTCGCGGCGAGCGCGGCGGCGGAGCACACCCGCTCCGAGGTGGAGGAGTGGCGGACCTGGCAGTCGGGCCTGCAGGGCAACCTACTGCTCGCTGAGTTGATCGACCGCCAACGTGAGAACACCAAAGCGCAGGTCGGGAAGAAGTACCGGTTCAAGCCGCACCCCCGGCCCGGTGAGAAGAAGAAGGCCCGGGTGATCACGGTCGCCGAACTCAACCAACGCGGCCTGCGCCCCGTCCCACCAGCTGCATAGCGAATCAGGCGAGGGGGTGATCCCTCGTGGCAGGTCCCGGTGGGCGCACAGTCGGCCGCGTCAACGTCCGTGTGGCTCCCGACACGTCCCGGTTCCGTCGTGACCTGATGGGCGACCTGGAGCGGCTGGAGCGCACCCTCACCGTCACCATCCCCACCAGGCTCAACACGCAGCGGTTGTCGCGGGACGCGGCGCGGGTGCATGCCGACCTCAACCGGCAGCTTAGCGACGTCGACGTCAACGTGAACCTGCGCACTGCGACCGCCAGCCGGCAGATCGACCGGCTGGCCCGCGACCGCACCGTCAACGTCGAGGCCGACGTCGATCGGCCGTCGCTGGCGCGGGCGCAGTCCGCGCTGTCCCGGCTCGGCAACGCCCTGTCGGGGCTGCGGGGCGGCGGTGGGGATCCGGAGCGGCGCTGGGAGATCGCGGGCCTGTCCAGCCTCGCGGTCGCCGCCTCTGCTGCGGTGGTGCCGGTGGTGCAGCTGGGGGCGGCGCTGGCGCCGCTCGCCGGCGCGGTCGCCGCCCTCCCGGCGGTGGCGGCGTCGACGGGGGCTGCGTTCGCGACGCTGCGGGTTGCGACGCTCGGCGTGGGCGACGCGATCTCGGCCGCTGTCGAGGGCGACGCCGAGGAGCTCGCCGAGGCCCTGGAGAGGCTGAGCCCTGCCGCGCGGTCGTTCGTCGGCGAGGTGCAGGCGCTCACGCCTGCGTTCCGGCGGCTGCAGCAGTCCACGCAGGAGGCGTTTTTCGCCCAGCTGCAGGGTGACCTGACGGAGATGTCCGCGCGGCTGCTGCCGTCGCTGCAGCGGGGCATGGTCGATGTCGCGGATGCGATGGGCGGGGGCGCCTCGCAGCTCGCGGAGTTCGCGAGCAGCGCTCAGGCGGTGCAGTTCGTCGACGAGACGTTCGCGTCGACGGCGACTGCGATCCGCAACGCGGAGGGCGCACTACCCGCGTTCCTGTCAGGACTGGCCTCGATCGGCAGCGAGGGCCTGCCCTACGTGGAGCGGCTCGGTGGCGCGATCGACGACGCCGCGGAGCGGTTTCGGGCGTGGGCTCAGGAGGCAGCCGAGTCCGGGCGCGTCACCGAGTGGATCGACGGCGCGATCGCGGCGTTCTCCCAGCTCGGGAGCATTGCGGGCAACGTCGCTGGGATTCTCGGTTCGATCTTCGAGGCTGCGGGTGACGGCGGGATCCTCGCCACGATCGAGGGCCTGACCGGCGGCCTCGACGACTTCTTGGCCAGCGCGGAGGGCATGCGGGCGCTGGAGGGCATCTTCGCCGGCCTGACAGACCTGGGGGAGGCGCTCACCCCCGTCCTCGGCGCGGTGCTGACCGGAGTCGGCACCCTCGCGCCCGTCGTCGGACGGCTCGCCGAGGCGCTGGGGCCGGTGCTCACCGACGCCATCAACGGCCTCGTCCCGGCGCTCGCCGAACTCGAACCGGGTCTCACGGCGCTGATCAACGGGCTCGGCGGCGCCGTCGACGCGCTGGTGGAGTCCGGGGCGCTGGAGCTGCTCGGCACCGCGCTCAGCGACATCATGGTCGCGCTGGAGCCGCTGATGCCGGTGCTCGGCCAGCTCGCCGCGCTGCTGGCTGGCGCGCTCGCCGAGGCGTTGATCATCCTCGCCCCGCATCTGGCCACCCTCACCGAGGCGCTCGCCGAGGCGCTCGCGCCCGTCCTCCCTGACCTCGCCGAGAGTTTCGGCGAGCTGCTGGAGGCGCTGGAGCCGCTGATCCCGCCGCTGGTGGAGGACCTGCTGCCGGTGATCGAGCTGCTGCCTGACCTGCTGCTGCTCACCGCGGAGCAGACCTCCTCCTGGGCTGACATCCTGGAGCGCCTGACCCCGGTGATCCTGTGGCTGATCGGCAACCTGGGGCGCGCGATCGAGGTGATCACCACCCTGGTGGGGTGGGTGCTGCGCATCGTCACCCGGCTCTACCAGCTGCGGGACTCGGCGGAGGAGGTCGGTGTCGCCATCGGCACCGCGGCGCGGCGGATGCACGACCGGCTCGTCGCCGCCGTAGCGGGCGCCATGCGCTACCTCCAACAGCTCCCGGGCCGGATCATGTCCGCGTTCAACTCTGGTGGCCTCGGCCGCGTCCCGGCTCGCCGGCGCCGCGGTCCTCCCCGACCTCGCCAGCGACGTCGCCATCAACGCCTCAGCCGAACGCGCGGCCGGGCAGGGCGACCGCCTCGGCGCGTTGGCTGCCGCGGTGGAGGCGCTCGCCGGCCGAGACGTCGTCCTCGTCGTCGACTCCCAGGAGATCGCCCGCGCAACCGAACGCGGCCAACGCCAGCTCGCGAGGAGGTGAGACGGTGGCCCTGTCGCTGTACCTGACCGACCGTTCGGCCGCCGCCGGCGGGGCGACGTCCTCGACCCCGCTGCGCTCCACCGGCCGCTACGTATCCACGACCGTCGTGACCGCCACCCTGCTCGCCGACACCGCAGACGGCGCCACCGACTACCGGTGCATCGGCGCGTTCACCAGCACCTCCGTGGCCGGCGTGACCGTGACGGTCACCGGCCCCGGCCTGCAGCTGGCACCAGACCCCACCCCCGCCTCCGACGACCTGTCCACCGCGGAGCAGGCACTCGTGACCGCGTCAGTGTCGGAGCCACCGCCGGCGTCGGTGACCGGGTGGAGCTCGACGGCGACGGTCGGCGCGCTGGGCGAGTGGCAGGTCCGCGGCGTGTGGCTGCGCCGCACCCCCACCGGCACCCCGGGCAGCAAAACCGCGACGCTCACCGTCGCGGCACCCGGGGAGACCTCCGTCGCCTACACCCTCTCGTGGGTCGAGCCGGCCGCGGTCCCCGAACTGCCGCCCGCGACCGCGCCGCCGCTCACCGACCTGTGGATCGGACCGCTCGGCGCACTGCGTCGAATCGGTGAGCGGCCCCGGGAGTGGGCGCGGCCCCGCGCACTCGGCGCGGCGGAGCACGTGTCCCTCTACGGCGCCGTCACCACGTCGCGCGCCCGGGTCAGCCCGCGCCGCACCACCTGGACGTGGGAGTCCCTACCGCCGGACGACTACGACCAGCTCGCCGAGCTCGCCCTGGTCGCGCAGCGCGCCGACACCACGATCGACGCCGTCGACCCCGCAGCCCGCAACCACCTGCGGCCCGAGCAGTCCCGCGGGTGGCCACTGGCCGGCGTCACCGGCACCGCCGGCGTCACCGACCTGTACACCCTCACCGGATCCGGGACCCTCGTCACCGCCACCTCGTCGGGGGTGCGGTACGCGTGCGTGCAGGGCACCGCCGAGGGCGACGTCCTCACTTGGCGGCACCCCTACCACGGCGACGCCGGCTGGCCCGTCGCCCCCGGCATGCCCGTGTACCTGCGGCTCGCCACCACCGGCGCTTCCACCATCTACCCGGGTGCGCGACTGCGGCTCCTCTTCGCGGACCAATCCGGGGCGCCGCTCGGGCGCGCCACCTCGACGGCCGGCGCCGGGGAGGTCTCCGCCGACGCCCCACCTGGAGCCGTCCTGGTCTCCGCCCAGGCCGTCCTGGACACCTCCTCGGCGGTGCGCGTGATCGGCGCGGCCGAACTATCCTACGCCCCGCCCACGGGCGGACTCCCGCCGCTCGGGGACGGCTGCCCGACCTACAGCATCACCAGCATGGACGACGCCCCGTCATGGCTGCCCTACCGCTCGATCGGCCTGGAGATGGTGGAGGTGAGGTCGAATGCGACCCGCTGACCCCGACCTCGTCGACGCGCTCGCGGCCGGCGAGCGCCGCTACGCCGCGCAGGTGCGGCTCGGCGGCGTCGACGTCACCGACGAGGTGGCCGAGTGGTCCGTGGATCGCGGCTACGACACCGGGCTGCCCGCCTCCGTAGCCGCGCCCATCGGCTCCTCGGCCGCGCAGGCGCAGATCACCCTAGCCGGGTCCGGGACGCAGACCGCCGCGCAGCGCTACTCCCCGTGGGCGCCCCGCGCGGCCGCGGACATCACCCGCCCCGGCCAGTCCGCCGTGCTCGCGTGGGGCCTGGAGGAGCAGCAGTTCCAAACGCTGCGCGGCCGGGTCCGGACCATCGCGGCGGACTCCCGCGCCGGTACCGCTCAGGTGACCGCGCTGGACGGCGCTGAGCTGCTGCGCGGGCGGGCGTGGCTGCCACCGGCGGTCGCCCCGTCCCTCTACGGGATCAAGGCGGCATGGTGCGTTGACCACGCGCTGCGCATGTCGGGGATCTACACCTCGCCGCCGCCGCGCGCGAACCCGATCTTCTACGCCAGCATGTTCGGCAGCGTCGAGGCCAACCTCGGGATGCGGATGTCGTCCAGCGGCTCGCTCGGCTACGACCCGGCACGCTCGCCGTGGAACTCCGGCCCCTACGTCAGCTCTGGCCAGTGGTCGGTGACGTGGGCGCCGCAGCGGCGGACGCTCTCGCAGCAGTCCACGCTCCAGGTGGACTGGTGGTTCTACAGGCGAAACACCTCGGACAACGCCTTGTCCCAGGTTGAGCTCGTGTGGCGGCAGACCGAGACGTCCACACCGACCACCGTGACCCTGTCGTATGACCCGGCCGCACGCGCCATGCGCGCCGCAGTGGACGGCGGCGCCACCACGTGGACGCTGCCGACCAGCGTCAACCAGGCCGGCCGGTTCAAACTGTCGTGGCAGATCGCCATGACCACCACCTCGGCCGCGACGCAGGTCCGCGGGTGGCTGTACCAGCCCAACGGCGCCCTGTATGCCTCCCCCACCTACAGCGGCGCCGCCCCCGTCTGGGGGCTGCTCCACACCATCACCGCGACCTCAGCAGCACCCATGGAGTGCGTTGGGGTGGCCCGGGTGTCCGGCACGGTGCCCGTGGTGGAGACGTGGCAGCGCGCCGCCGTCGTCGACCTGATGGAGTTCGCGTCGCCGCCCGGCAACTCCCAGTACGGCCTCGACGTCCTGCCGGACGTGTCGGGGACGTGGTGGGACATGCTCCGCTCCATCGCGCAGGCCAACCTCGCCTACATGGGGTGGGACGAGGACGGCGTGTTCCGCTTCAGGCGGTACGAGTTCGTCACCCCGGACAGCTCCGGCGTCACCCCGAACCTGACTGTCACCGCCGCCCGCGAGATCGCCGACGTCACGGTGTCCGAGGAGATCGACGGCGTCGCCAACATGGTCCAAGTCGGACTAGAGGTGCAGGGGCGGGCGACCACGCCGACGCAGTCCTACACGCACGGGTCGGTGACGACCATCCCCGGCAGCGGCTCGGTCTCGGTGACACCGGACCTGTCGCAGCGCGCCCAGGCGATGCGCACCCCGATGCTGTACACCGCCTCGACGCTGCCGACCTCGGGACCATCCGCCGTCAAACTCATCACTGCGGCGGGCGCGATCGCGCCGGTAGAGATCGAGATGACCTGGGACACCGGCGCGCCCGTCGTCACCTACCACAACCGTTCTTCGACGGCCGCCTACGCCGCCCTCGACACGGGCCTGTCCGCGCCCAGCCTGCGGCTGGCGTGGGCGCAGCCGTCCTCCACCACGATGCTGCCCGTCACCCGCACCGACGCGACGTCGATCGCCCGCTACGGCGTCCAGGCTCTGGAAATCGGTGTCAGTCCGTGGGTGCAGAACGCGTTCTGGGCCGACAACCTCGCGTTGCGGTTGATCACCTGGACGGCCGCCTCGATCCCGCTGACTGGCGCGGTCGAGATCCTGCCCGACCCGCGTCTGCAGCTCGGCGACGTCGTCCAGATCATGGACCCGACCGGTTCCATGATCAGCGGGAACTTCCGGGTGCTCGGCTACCAGGTACACGGCTCCGGTTCGTCTGTGACGATGAGCGTCGACGTGCGCCCGCTCTACCGGCCCGCCCCGCCGGCCGACGCCGGGCTGACGCCGGACCCGATCACCGACCCCGCAGCCGCACCCCCCATCAATGGATAGGAACCCCCATGTCCGAGCCCGGCCAGGTCATCGACGGACCTCTCATCCCGGATCCCGAGCCGCAGCGCCCCGAACCTCCGACGTGGACCCCACCGCCCGGCAACGACGTCGAGGTGCCACCCCCCACCGGAGAGCCCGAACCGGCGCCGACCCCCGAGGAGCCCGAACCGCCCGACGAGGCCGCGTAGAGCGAGGGGGGTGGCGAGTGGCTGACGAGCCGAGCGTGTGGGAGCTGCACCGCACGATGACGGACATGCGCGGGGACCTCAAGGACGGCCTGGCACAGATCAACGCACGCCTTGACCGGGTCGTCTCCAACGAGCTGTTCGCGTCGTACCAGTCGGCGGTGGACCGCCGGTTCGGCGAGCTGGAGAAGGATGTCGCAGCCTTACAAGAGCAGCACCGCGGCGACGTGGACAGGCTCCGCGCGGACGTCTCCGCCCAGGTGTCCGCCGTCGAGACCCGTCAGCACGCGGCCGACGAACGCCGCGCCGGCGACCGCCGGTTGGTGTTCACCGCCCTCATCGCCCCCGCTCTCCTCATCCTGCTGCAGGTCGTGCTCGCTGTGTGGGGAGCGGGGCCGTGAGCCGCCGCAGAGGTCGCTGGCCGTGGAACGCGTCTCCGACTGCGCGACAGCTCGGGTTCGCCGTACTGGTGTCGATGGCGTTCGTCGTCGTGCTCGGGCTGATCCAGGTCAACGCGGTCGCGCTCCGTCAGGCCACTCGGGACATGGACGCGCTCGCCCGCCAGGTGGAGCAGCTCGGCGGGACCCCAGTCGTCACGCCAGCGCCCGCACCGCTGCAGGGCCCTCCCGGGGAGACCGGGCCGCGCGGCTGGCCCGGCAGGGACGGCTCGCCCGGCCCCTCTGGCCCCGCAGGCGAGGACGGCCGGGACGGCATCGACGGCGAACCGGGCCCGATCGGCCCCACAGGTCCCCAAGGACCCATCGGGCCGCAGGGCGAACGCGGCGAGCAGGGGCCGCCAGGCCCACCCGGACCGCCAGGGCCGTCCGGTCCACCTGGACCCGCAGGCGAACCAGCCCCGGCGCCCACACCGACTTAGGAGAAGATCATGCCCGCGATCATTCCGCGCGCCTCGTGGGGCGCGAGGGCCCCCAGATCCAGAGCCACCGTGAACTGGACGCAGCGAACCGAGTTCGTCGTCCACCACTCCGAAGGCCCCGCCACGCAGACTCCCAAGGCGATCCAGAATTTCCACATGGACAGCCGCGGGTGGGCAGACCTGGGCTATAACTTCCTGATCTCCGCCGATGGCCGCATCTACGAGGGCCGCGGCTGGCTGGTCGTCGGCGCGCACGCCCCGAACCACAACACCTCCGGGATCGGCGTGTGCCTGATCGGTTCCTACACGAAGACGCTGCCGACGGCCGCAGCGCTGGAGTCGCTGCAGTGGCTGTACGCCGAGGCGAACCGGCGCAAGGGTTCAGCGCTGCGCATTCGACGGCACCGTGACGTGACCTCGACCGACTGCCCTGGCGGCGCGCTGGCGTCGTGGGTGTCGGCGAACCTCGGCAAGACCTCCAGCACTCCGACGGGAGAAGGCGACATGGTGGGACTCAAGCAGGGCGACAGCGGCGAGAGAGTGAAGTTCCTGCAGGAGCTGCTGCGCGCGGGTGGGCATGACCTCGGGCCGGCGGGGATCGACGGCGAATACGGCCCGGCCACCTCCCGCGCCGTGCTCGCGGCCCGGAAGGCGGAGGGCAGCAAGCAGGACTTCGGCGACCGGATCACCGGTGCTGCCGCGAAGCAGATTCTCTCCCAGTTCATCAAGTCCCACCTCTGATGGTTCATCGAGCAGACAAGGAGGCCGCCGTGGCCCGCATCGAAACGAAGGTCGCCGCCGCTACCATCACGGGCGCGGCCGTCACCGTCCTCGTGTACGTGTGCAGCCTGTTCGGGCTGGACGTCTCGGAGGCCGTTGCCGCGGCGGCCGTCACTCTGCTGGCCGGACTCGCCGGCTACCTCGCCCCGCACACGCCGCGCCCTGACGGTTCCTGATGCCGACCTCGGACGCCGAGGGTAAGCCGTGGGCGCGCGCCCGGATCGTCGCCGCGAACCCCAAGGTCGTGGTGGACGTCGGCGCGGGTGACGGCACGTACTCCCGGCTGGCCCGCGCGGACACGGACGCCCGCTGGGTGGCGGTGGAGGCGTGGGGCCCCTACGTCACGCAGTACTCCCTCGGCGAGTTGTACGACGAGGTCGTGCTCGGCGACATCCGCCACATCGACCTCGACACGGTCGCGCATGAACCCGACCTCGTCATCGTCGGCGACATGCTGGAGCACCTGCCGGCCGACGAGGTCCCGGTGCTCGTGCGGCGCCTGCAGGGCTGGGCGCGTCGGCTCCTCGTGTCGGTCCCGGTGCTGCACCTGGAGCAGGGCGCGGTTGGAGGCAACTGGTTCGAGCGTCACCTGTCCGAGTGGAGCTTCGAGGCGATGCTCGACGTGCTCGGCGCCGGTGTCACCGAGTCGATCTGCGGTGACGTGCTGGCCTACTACCTGTGGGAGAGGAGCTGAGGTGCGCGTCGTCGCGCTCGTCCACTACTACGTTCCCCGGTACATGGCGGGAAGCGAGGTGATGCTGCACGCGATGCTCCGCGCGGTCGCCGACGCTGGGCACGAGGTGGAGGTCGTCGTCACGGAGCACCAGCGCGGCCCCGACGAGTACACGCATGAGGGGGTCCGGGTGCAGTGCGCCGGCCGACGGGGCGTGGTCGACCTGTTGGACGGGCTGGCGCCGGACGTGCTCGTGAGCCATCACCAGGAGGCTCCGCACGCCGCCCACTACGCCCGCACCCGCAAGGGCGCGCGGCCGAAGACCGCACTGATCTTCCACAACACGTTCCCCGGCGCCGTCTCCGTCTGCCGCCGGTGGCGCCCCGACCTCGCCGTCTTCAACACGGCCTGGGTTCGCGACCACTACGCCCGGCGCCGCGCCGTCATGCCCGGCACCCGGACGCTCGTGGTGCATCCGCCGGTGGATGCCGCCGCGCACCGGACGAAGCCCGGCAAGCTCGTCACGTTGGTGAACCTCAACCGAGACAAGGGCGCAGAAGTGCTGTACGCGCTCGCCGGCCGAATGCCCGACGTCGAATTCATGGGAGTCGTCGGCGGACACGGTGAACAGATCGTCCGCGACCTGCCGAACGTGGCCATCCAGCCCCATACGGCGGACCCGCGCCGGGACATCTGGGCGCGGACCCGGATCCTGATCATGCCCAGCGTGTACGAAAGCTACGGCATGGTCGCCGTCGAGGCCGCGGCCAGTGGAATCCCCACCATCGCCGCGCCGACGCCGGGCCTGCGCGAGGCGCTCGGCGACGCCGGGACGTGGATGCGGCGGAACGATCTTGCCGGGTGGGAGCAGGAGATCCGGCGGCTCCTGGAGCCCAGCGAGTGGCGGCTCGCATCGAAACGCGCCCGCGAACGCTCCGCCGAGCTGGACCCCCGAGAGGAGCTGGCGGCGTGGGTGCGCGCGGTCGAGTCTCTGTGATCATCCCGTGGGCCACTGATAACCCCTGTCATCACCGCACAGCCGCCCTTGACTGGGTGCGGCCCCGCTGGCGCGCGCTCGGCCACCACGTGCTCGTCGGCGAAACACAGGGGCCGTGGTGCAAGGCCCGCGCGGTCGCCGCCGCGCTCCCGTTCGCGACCGGTGACCTGCTCGTCATCGCGGACGCCGACTGCTGGTCGCCCGGCATCGACGCCGCCCTGGAAGCGGTCCGGGACGGTGCTCCGTGGGCGATGCCGCACGGCCGCGTTCACCGCCTCACGCCCGACGCGACCGCCCAAGTGCTCGCCGGCGTGGCCCCGCACCCGCGGATGCCCGTTACCCAGCGGCCGTACCAGGGGTGGCCCGGCGGCGGAATCGTCGTCGTCCGCCGCGACGTCTACGAGCAAGCCCCACTCGATCCGCGCTTCACCGGATGGGGCGGCGAGGATGAGAGCTGGGCGCACGCCCTCACCACGCTCGCCGGTCCGCCATGGCGCGGCCGAGCCCCGCTCTGGCACCTGTGGCACCCGCCCCAGGACCGCATGTCCCGCCGGTGGGGGTCACCCGAGGCGCGGGAACTCGCCGGGCGGTACCGGAAGGCTGCACGGTCCCCGGCAGCGATGCGGGCACTGGTGGACGAGGCGGGCAAAGAGATCTTTACCTGATTCCCTCTATGCCCCGTCTTGCCTGCGTATTTACCCTGGTCATCCACTCGTCGGCGTCGGGGGGATCCCGACGAGTCGGGCACGGCACCACCCTCCCGGTGCCACGCGCCCTCCGTCTGTCCGTGGCAGGCGGAGGGCGCTCTTCGTCGTGCGCCTACTGGACCGCCCGGACCAGGGCGATGCTGGCCTGGCCCTGCGCTCCGAGCTGGTCGATCCACGCCTCTACGTCGACGCCGGACGGCATCGGCTGGTAGGCCAGTACGAGCACGACACGCCGCTGGTCGTCCGCCAGCTCGCGCCACTCCTGCGACACCCTGTAGGTGTAGCTGGTACCGGAGCCGTGGATCCGGATCCACGGCTCGTCATCCAGGGACACGTAAGTGTCTGGCGGGGAGTCGGTGGTCATTTGTCTCGCCAATCCACCCGGTCGCCACCACGGTGCCAAGCACGCCCTCAATGGGGTCTGAGCCAGAGAGTTCCATACGGTGACCGTGGAATACGTGAACGGCTGACATGCTGGTCCTCATGACGATCACCGTGGAATACGTGAACGGCCCACTGCACGGAGAGACGTGCGACCTCCCGGCAGAATACGTGCTCGGGGAGGACCCGGGCGCGTACATGATCGTGGACGGCCGGCTCACACCCCCAGGACGCCCTGACCTGCGCGCCGTCTACGAGCCGCACCCCGGAGCCGAACCCAGCAACGGCCGGATCGCGTGGCATTTCAACGGCTGGATCGACTGCTAGCGCTCCTGCTGCGCCCACTCCGGGAGGGTCGTCGGAGCGGCCGCGTCAATCGCGACGTCCATCGCGGACCGGCCGGAACTGACCGGCACATCCCGCGTGGCCAGATGGAGCTGGCCGGCGAGCAGCAGCCGCATCCATGGCGGGAGGTCCTCGCCGGTCACCCCGGTGGCCGGATTCGCGTAGCTGGTGTCGATGTCGCCGGGCACCGGTTCGCGCACGACCACGATTTTCGCGCGCCGGTCGTAGTCGAGCTCGACCGCGTCGACCCAGATCTGTGAGACGCGAGCCCGCCCGAGTACGGGGGTGGCGTGCACGTAGGGCACCACCTCATATTCGATGCGGTGCAGGGACGTCACGAGCGGAATCTCGCTGATCTCGGTGGCTGTGTCGGCCCCCAGGACCACCACGGGCGTGGCATAACCATGGCCGGTGAGGTGTTCGGGGATGACGAGCGCCGTGAAGTGGAGCACGCGGCCACCCTACGCGCAGCACGGGTTGCTACGCTCAAGTTCGCACAAAGCAGCGCCCCCGCCCAGGTGCAGTGGGCGGGGGCGCTGCTTCTTCGGTCAGATGTCGCTGAGCCGGGTCAGCAGCTTGAGCGTGTACCCCATCTCCTCCATCTCTTCTCGGCTGAGGATCTTGCCCTCCGGCGGCCGCCCGTTGAGCTTGAAGACCAGCGCATGCTGGCCCTCTTTTTGGGCGAAGAGCTGCCGGTTCACCGGGACGTCAACGCCCAGCAGCTCCGTCAGCGCCTGGGCGGTGGCTTCGTGGCCGATCGCCGAGTCCAGGCTCGGCGCGGCCTCCACCAGTGCCTGCGCCGCCTCCAGGGGGATCGTCTTCATCGTGTACTTGCCGTCGGCCGTCACGATCGAGGTGTTCAGCAGGGCGAGGGGGTGCTTCATGTTCTTCTTCCTTTCGTGTGACTCGTGATCAGTGATCAAGAGGCCTGGAGAATGTAGGTTCGCGCCTCAGCCACGGTGCGGGGCTGCTGCTCCGGCGCGGTCTCGCGGCCGTAGGCCCTCACTGCGGACGGTCGGTAGCCGCCGTCGTGCTCGTCGGTCTGCCAGGTGATCCAGATCTTGAGAATGTCGCCCTCGGGACCGTCCTGGTGGGCGACGAGATCGATGGTGGGGCCGTCGGGGTGCACCTCGACGTCGCACCCGGCGGTGATCAGGTCGGTGACGAGCGGCAGCAGCTCGTCGGGGAGAGAGGGCATTGCGCTCCTGTTCGTTGTCATTCCGGCGCCACGATGACCAGGCCGGGCACTTCCTGGGCGGCGCGGGCGACGACGCGGCGGTGCCATGCCGCGGGCCAGGGCTGATCGGGTTCGTACTTCCGGTACTGCTCGTCGGTCTGGTACGTCTGCACGGCCGGTTCGGGCATGTCCATCAGCGCGTCGACCACCCTCCCGACCACCTCCTCGGTCTGCTGTTCCAGCCGCTCGACCTCCAGACGGACTCCGTCGGGGATGGGGTCACGGTCCTGCTCCCAGGAGCGCAGCGTTCGGGAGTTGACGCCGAGGTGGTCGGCGAGCCGGGCGAGGTCCCGCCGGTCCTTCTCACGCCGCAGCTCCTGCAGCTCCTGGTACGCATCAGGGGAGATCAGCACGCCCTCCGGGCGGCCGTAGCGGGTGATGGTGACGGGCTCGCCGGCGTGCGCCACCCGGGAGACCAGCTGGCCGAGATGGGTGCGCGCGTCCTGCAGGGTGACCTCAGACATGCCCCCACAGTAGCAAGGCGGTACGGACTGTACAGTCCGTACCGCCCCAGGGGCCGGCCGGCAGGGCACCACTTCTTGACTAGTCACCATTGGGGTGGACGCGAGTCAATCCATACTCCTGGGCTCAGCTCGCCGAATCCCGGCGTTTCTCCCTCAACAGCGTCGCTCACGTCCCGCTCGATGCGCTCCGCAATCTCCCGTGTGCGTTCCAGGATCGCCTGCCACGGGGCTTCCTCGTTCTCCATGCTCTGACGATCGTGGACAGCACCCGTCTTGGGAGTGGCCAGCCCAGTGGCGTCCATAGGGGACGATGCGCGTAACCGCGTTCCGGCGCGTTCCGGAGGCGTGGGCCACCACAGTCGGGCCGCCGGACATCCGTGGACAATCACCCCTCGGCCCATACCACGGTGTCGCCGGCGGCGGAAGGCCCGGCTGTTTGACAGCCCAGCTGTCACACGTCAAACGGTGATCTTCACGTCCGCAGCGCATCCGCCACGTCGGCAGCGAGTCGCGGCGACCGCCTGCGCACTGTCCGGACCACCCCGCGCAACTCGTCCTCGGCGTAGCGGTTGAGGCTACGCGCGTCCGGCGCCGCTTCCAGCGCCACCCCGACAGCGGCGTCCAGGTCCCCGGCCAGCGCGTGCGCCTTGGCGAGGCACGAGCCGTACCACGCCCGGTCCCGCCGGTAGTGGGCGGGCATCTCGTCGAGCGCCGACCCGAGCAGCTCCACCGCACGTTCGCTGTTGCCGAGGTCGAGCTCGATCATGCCGCGCTGCGCCCGGAACCAGACTCCGTCGTAGAAATACAGCCAGTCTGGGTTCTCTGCTGCCATTCGCAGCAGCCGCTCCGCTTCGTCGAGCTGCCGGCGCGCCTCGTCGGCGTCGCCGAGGAGCGCGTGCCCACGCGCGGCCATCTGCGCGGCCATCCCGGTGACGGCTGGGGAGACGCGGTCCCCGTACCAGCGGGCGGCGTCGCCGAGCTGGACCGTCCGCTGGCCGTCGCCGAGGGACCACGCGATGTGCGCCTTCATGCTGAGCGTGGTGGCGGCCATGTCCGGGTCGCCGGCCTCGACCGCCCATGCGTGGGAGCGGTCGTACCAGCCGATCGCTCCCTGCTTGTCTCCGGAGTCGTTGTGGAGCCACGCGGTGAACTGGCCGTACTCGGCCGCCAGCCCAACCAGGCGCCCCCTGACGACCGGGCGCGCGTCCCGCACCAGGGACATCACGGCGTCGAGCTGGGCCCGAACCACCCCGATCACTGGGCCGGACCCGATCTCGTCCTCCACCCGGCGGTGCTCGGCGAGACACCTCTCCAGCCACTCGATCGCGTGGGCATCCACCCGCCGCGGGTCGGCGGTGGCGCGGGAGATCCGGTCGAACAGCTCGACGTCCGGCGCCAGCCCGTCCAGCGCCAACGCCGGGACCGGCATCCGCGGCGCCCGCTCCGGAACGAGCGCGGCGAGCCGACCACCGGCGCCGAGGAGGTCATCGAGCGCCTGCGCGAACGCGAGCGAGGGGCGCTGTTTCCCGTTGAGCACTCGGGAAATGTAGGCCGGGCTGTAGCCGAGCGCCCGCGCTGCTGCGGTGGCGGTGATGCCCTCGGCGAGGAGTCCGGCCTGGAGTTCGGCAGGGAAGTCGCCCGAGGCTGTCGACGGCGCGTCCTTCGCGGTTCGCGCCCGCGCTCGTCGCAGCGTCTCGACCGGGACGCCGAACGCCGCCGCGAAATCCGGGAGCCGCTGCTCCGGGGCACGCTTCCCGCGTTCGACGTTGGACACGTACTCGCGCGTCATCGCCGCACCGGGGTCACCCGCGACCCGGTTGACCTGGTTGGCTAGATCTTGCTGACTCCAGCCGCGCTGCGTGCGGAGTCTACGGATGAGAGCCCCGAGGGGGGTAGTCTGTCCAGACATAGGCCCTGCTTCTCCTGGGTGGTAGCACTCTCAGGATAGGCAGGGCCTTCGCCGTGCGGGAGCGATCACGCCGCGAGGGTGACCTCGGCCCGCTCGGTGAGCCGGTCCGCGAGCGCCGCGAGTTCGTCGGGCGTGAGCGCCACGGCGTCGGCGAGTAGCCGCTCCCGCGAGTACACCACGACCCCGCGTGCTCGGCCGGCGGGCACGACCTCCACCCAGCCGTCGCCGCGCACCGCGATCACCGCGTCCGCTGGGGCGGCCAGCAGCGCGAGCAGGTGCATGGGCAGGATCTCGGGGGTCATCGGCGTCTCTCGTGTCACGGGGATCCCATGGTCCCACGGGGTGCGGTCGATCGGCAGGGTCACAGGGCCAGCAGTGCCACCGGGACGGTGCCGGCGAGGCACGCCCAGCGCACGGCCGTCTCCTGCCATCCGTCGCCGGTGGCGAAGGTGAGCGGGGCGCGGACCATCCACCAGCGCCGTCCGCGGTGGACCAGTGGCCACAGCAGCGGCACTCCGGCCCGGGTGAGCGCGTCGCCGAGCGAGTGCGTCACCATCCCCAGGGCGACCAGCACGCCGGTGAACAGAGCGGAGACCCCGCCCCACACCAGCAGCGCGGCCAGCGCTGCGGAGAGCAGGGAGACCGCAGGCCACGAACGGGTGAACTTCCACCCGCCCGGCACGCACGCAGCGAGCCCGCGCAGGCCGAGGCTCACCGTGACCGCGTCGCCGTCGACGTCGGGTGATCCAGGTCCGGGAGCAGCGCCGCACCAGCACCCACGAGAACACCGGCCGCGAGATCGAATAGCCCGCCGTCAGTGACGGCGGGAGCGAGCAGCGCCACCGCTCCGGCACCGGCGAGAGCACCGGAAGCGGCGTGAGACGGCGCCATCATCGGTGCACCACCGGTTTGTCGAGGTCCCGGTGCGTCAGCTCGACCGTGATGCCGCGGGCGAGGGCTCGCCGCTGCAGCTCCGCACCTACCACTACGGCTCGATGCCGCCCGCCCGCGCACGCGGCCACGACCTCCACGGTCCGCCCTTCGGCGGACGGGCCGGACAGGTACGCCTCGACCTGGGCGACGGTCGCGTCGATCAGCGCGTCGATCCCGGGCGTGCCCATGACGGCGTCGTACACCGCCCGGTCGCGGCCAGTCAGGTTGCGCAGCGCAGGGTCGATGTGGGGGTCGCGGAAGTGGTGGCGGAGGTCGAGGACGATGTGTCCGGCCGGCAGCTCGCCATGCAGGTATCCGGCCGTCGTGATCGCGACTTGCGTCATGATGGAGTTCCATCCTTCGTGTTCGCGGGGGGTGAGCCGGGAGCCGCCGAGCCGTGGAAAGTGAGGCGGCTCCCGGCACGCCTGGACCGGTCGGTCCCCCCACGCCACCGCCCTCCCGGCGGTGGCGCAGAGGCGCCTACCAGTGGGTCGCAGGGCGCCTCCCTTAGGGAGGCGCATAGGAGGCGGAGGGGAGGCCCCCGCGCTGACCTGCGGAGACCTCCCGCTCAGTCAATCGCCGATCGGCAGGTCGTAGCCCTGCTCGGACAGCTTGTCCTTCCACCGGCGGATCGTGCGGGCATCACGGTCGAGCTTGCGGGAAGCGCCCCGGATCGTGGGTTTCTTCTCCGCGTGCACGTACCGCACCAGCGCCTGGTGGGTCTCCGGCAGCTCCTCGAACCGCACCGCGGCCCCCTCCGGGGTCAGCGCCCTCACATCCAGCGGCCGGCTGAACCCGAACCCCATCGGAGCCGGAGCCGAGGTGGACGTCTTCGCGGTGATCTCCGGGACCAGCTCCGTCCCAGCAACATCGCCGGCTGCGACCAGGAACGCCGGAGCCTCACCGCGCAGCGCCTTCAACTGCCGCTCCAGGCGGATCCGCTGCTCGTACACGCCAGCGGCCTCCCGGTCCTCCTCCCGCTGCTGCTCGCCCAGACGCCGGATCTCCGCCAACGCCCTCTGGTGCTCGGCGTCGGACTTGGCGAGTTCCAACTTCAGCTGGGCAGCGGCCAGCCTCTCCTCATAGAGGGCCTCGCGTTCCAGGCGGGCGATCTCCGCGGCCTGCTGGTGGTCGAGGTCAGTCGACAGCTCCGCCGCCTTGCGCTCCTCCTCGGCCTCACGCTGGGCCTGCGCCTCCCTCTGGCGGCGAAGCGCCTCCACATGGGAGGCGCGCAGGGAGGCCTGCTGGCGGCGGATGGTGACCAGCAGCCCCCACAGTGCCTTGGAGATCAGCGGAGTGGCAGCGAAGATCACGGCGGCGGACACCCCGGTGTACGCCGCGATTGCAGCCGCGGCGGTGAGCGCGGCAGCCCATCCGAGCATGGACGCCTGCCGCGACACCGACGGCACCAGCAGTGCGACCAGCACGGCGCCAACCATGGCGACGTCGAACAGCACGCCCAGCGGCAGGGCGACCGCGGCCGGGACGGGCAGGTGCTGAGACACCGCCCACGCCGCCCACGGCAGGGCGAGCACCGTGGGCACTGACGCGATGACGACGAGCGCCCTCGGCAGCCACGCGGGCGCCTCCCCTTGGGGGGCGGGGGTGGACGCCTCAAGGGAGGCGCCCTGCGGTGCGCGAAGCTCCTGCGCCTCCACGGGAGGAGGCGCAGGGGAGGCCCCGGTGCGCTTCACGAGGAGGCGCTGCGCTTGGGCAGCGACGGCGCCGACCGCGCTTCGAGTCGCCACTGTGATCGGGCGACGGAGGCGCCACACGAGGAAGGCGACGACGGCCAGCGCGACGAGCGTGCCGCCGGTTGTCACCCACCAGGGGATGGACAGGGTTTCCGTGGTGCTTGTGTCGATGCTGTCTGCGAACATGGTGTTGCCCTTTCTGGGTGGGTGGCTCGCCTCGGTCTGGCTGGACGTGGGGGCGGGCCACTCGTTTTCTATGTCTGGGGAGGCTCTTCCGCCTGACCCTTCTGGGAGATCAGGTCCTTGAGCCAGGAGTACGGGACGAGTGCGGCCCTGGGTTCGCCGTTCTTGGTGACCACGGTTGCTTCGTTTCGAAAGTGAGCTGCCTCGACTCGGTCCGGGATGTTCTGGCGGAAAATTCCCAGGGGGACGGTGGTGATGTCGGTTGGTGCCCCCTGCCCCTCGCCCTGGCGAGACCACTGCCATTTGGCTTTGTTGTGCACAGGGTCTTCGGAGTGCATCGCCTCATGCTCGGCCTGGGAGGCCTCCCCAAGAGAGTCGTGCCAAGTGACCGTCTTGCTGCTGACTTCAGGCCACCACGACTTTTCCCGGGCGTGGTCCTTCCACCGTGACTCTGGGTCGCTCCCGAGGCCGACGTAGAGCAGGGTGCCGTCACTGTCGTACAGCCGGTAGACGGCGGTTTTGCCAAGGACGGGCTTGGTCACTCCTCCTCCTCTTCCCGCTCGGCGACGTCGAGCGGAACCATCGCGGCGACGCGCCGACCTCGATTTGTGACATAGGTGGTTCGCCGTCGGGTTGCGGCGGCGTTGATGACTTCGGCGAGGTCTCTACGGAACTCGGCCACGGACATCTCCACGGACTCTTCTTTCATGTACGTCAGTGTACAGCAATGTACACACCATTGGTTGGTGGTGACACCCGTGACGTCACGCGTCACGCGCCCCGAAACGGGTTTGCGCGAAGGGCGCCAGAGGAGGGGGAAACGCACCGCCCCCCTCTCCCCGTGACCGCGTTACAGCAGGTCAGGAGCGTGACGCGGCGTGACGTGTCACGACGTCACGCCCGCACGTCACGCACCCCTGTCACGCCCCGGGCCACCACTGAGCAACCTCGTCCGGCACCTCGATCTCGCCCGAGCGGATCCGGTCGACGGCGTCCTCGATCGCGTCCCGGTGGTAGCCGCGGCCGGTGCTGGTGCCGGGCATACGAAACGATTTCGGCTGCATCCGGATGTCGAGCAGCTCCAGCAGGCCGGACAGCTGCTCCTTGTCGCCGCCGGTCAGCTTGTCGGCGATCACCGAGCGGTGCACCTCGTCCACCCCGGCGTCGTCGAACACGCCGAGAACCGCGATCAGCAGCGGCGGAACCTCGGCCGGCGCTCCACCACCGGGGTCTCCGATGCCGGCGACGATCTCGGCGAAGCGGGCGTTGACGCTCCCTTCGGGCTCCTTGCCGTCGGGTCCGACGGGCGGCTTGCCGAGCTGCTCGCGCAGCCGGTTGCGGCGCTCCTGGATGCGCTGGCGGCGTTCCTCGCGCGAGGACCACCGCCGCTGCGGCAGCTCGGGCTTGGTCTGCTGTGCGTTCGCTGCGGTGGTTGTGCGGGGCGGCGCGGCGATCCCGGGCAGCGACGACACCCCCAGCCAGCCGGCCGCCAGAGCGCGCTCCCACCGCCTCTCGTAGACCTCGCGGGCCTGGCCGGTGCCGACGGTGATCGCGTCCATGCCGGGCCGCCACGCATCCGCGCGCAGCGCCTCCTCGTAGGCGTCCTTGTTGGTGGAGCGGGCCGCCTTGTACAGGCGTGGGTTGTCGCCGTTGTAGGCGCGGGCGTGGCCCCATCCCGGCGCGGGGGCTTCCCCAGCAGGCGGGAGCTTGCTTCCGCGCCCGAACAGCCGGGCCAGCTCGCTGTCGTCGTTGACCCGGACGCTGATCCGGGTTTCCGACTGCACGAGCAGACCGCGGGGCATGCCGCCGCCGCCGTCAGCGATCGCGCGCAGCCACGAGGTGAGCATGCTGATGGAGGCGGCGCCGCACCGGTCGTTGAGCTCCTCCATCAGGGCCTTGGTCTTGCGCGAGAACGACTTGGACTCATCCGAGAGCAGGACGATCTGCGGGATCTCGTGGGAAACCTGCAGCTTGTCGTCGCCGCCGTTGGACCACATGTAGTCGGAGTAGCCGGATCGGCGCCGCGACACCACGCCCACCAGCCACTGCATCATCGTCTCGGCCTCGTCCTGGTCGGTGGCGACCCAGTCGATCGCGGGGCGCTCGGCGCGCCCTTCCAGCCACGGGCGCAGGAACGGCAAGAAGAGTTCGCCGCCGTTGGGGTCGATCCCCATGATCAGTACGTCATCGCAGCGCAACAGCTGTCGCGCGACGTTCTTGAGCATGTTGGACTTGCCCTGGCGCTTCGCCCCGACCACCACGGCCGAGGTCCACCGCAGCGGCACCTTGACGATGGCGCCGTTGGAGTACACCCCGACTTCCGCATCGTCGTTGATCGTCGCGGGCAGCCGCTCCCGCTCCGGCAGCGCGATGTCGCCCTTGAGGACGTTGACCGTGGTGACGTCGATCAGCGCGCGGCGCCGCGACACTCCCGGCTCCACGTCCAGCCCGCACCCGGCCGGCTGGTCGAGATCGTTCGCGAGGCGAGCCTTGTTCTTCGCCAGCGTCTCCCAGGAGTACCCGCCGGACGGGAGCACGACCTCCACCGTGTACCCGGTCTTCCTGGTCACGCCGGGATGCGCGGGGTCCGGGTGCAGCCACTCCTTGATGCCCACCACCTTGACCTGCTGCTTGATGTTGCACACCCGACGAACCCGTGCCGCCCACTGCTGGGCGAGATCCCACCGCTCCTGCTCGGTCTCCACCTGGCGCTTGTGCTCGGCGGCGAGCCGGTCGTGGCTGGCCATGGCGGGGGCGAGGATCGCGGCGATCCCGGCGATCCCCGCCCCCGCGAGTAGCGTGTTCACCTCCCACACGCCGTGCTCCAGCGCCCAGGCCGTCCACCCGCCCGCGCCGCCCCAGCACGCCAGCCGGTACACCTTGCGGGTGGCGCCGAGTCGGCGGGCGCGCGCGTCCACGTGGCTGGCGAGCGCCCCCGCGCCGGCGAGCCCGGCCGCCCACCACGGCGAGATGCCCAGGGCGAACGCCTCGTTGGCCGCGGCCACGGCGCCGAGCCCGACGGCGGCGTTGTACGCGCCGGAGATCGGCCCGTGCCTGAGAGTCCAGTCGACCGGACGGCGGGACTTCTTCTTCGCGCCCATCTCACTCCTCGTCGTCCTGGGCGCGAATGTCCCACTGCTCTTCGTTCGGGCGCTGGTGCAGGATCCGCTCCCGCTCCACCTCGTGGCTGCTGTTGAACAGGTCCTCCAGTTCCTCAGCGACCTGCGAGGCGTCGGTCAGGCAGTGCCCGACGTCCTCCACGCCCTCGATGACGTCGTCGTTGACCGGCCGCTCATCGCGGAGCTGCTGCGCCATGGTGAAGATCGACTTGCCGCACTCCTCCAGGGCGGGGGCGATCGCCGCCAGCCCCGCGCCGAGATGCACCATCGGCGTGGCCTGGCCGTACTCGGCCAGCTTCTTTGCGAACTCCTCGGCAGCCTCCATGAGGGCCTGCTGTTCCTGACTCACGTATCCGTCCTCTCCATCTGTTGCTCGTCTGCTCATCTCTCGCTGGTCCGGCCGCTCCACGTCGGCCTTCACGCGGTCCTTGGGGGGCGGCTTAGCGAACACCACTGCGATGGGTTCCCACAGCGCCACCAGCGCTGCGACCACGCGCTGCTCCCACGGCCGCAGCTGGCCGTACTTGCCGCGCCAGAACGGGTCCACCAGGCGCGGCCACCAGCCGCGCGGGTAGCGCAGCACGGTCCACGCGCGACGCATTCGCCTGCGCAGCCATGCCGGGGTGGCCAGGAGGATCGCGCGCCGCGCTCCACGCCAGCTGCCACTGCTGAGCCGCCAACCGGCCCGACCCAGCCACCGCAGACCAGCTCCAGCGCGCAGCGCGATTCGCCCCGACCGGGACGCCTCCATCCGGCGGCGCAGCCGTCGCCCGACTCGGGCCAGCGCCCCCGTCGCAGGGGTGGAGGAGCGGGACGAACCCCTCCCCTTTGAGCCCTTCGCGTTGGGGCCGGCGTGCGATCCAGCTCGGCCCGTCGCGGCGTGCCGTCCGCGGCCCCCACCGAACGGGCTGAACCGCCCACCAGCTCGACCGGGCCGCGAACCGCCTAACCCAAACAGGCCGCCACCGGCCCGACCCGCTCCGGCTCCGGCTCCGGCTCGCCCACGCGAACCGGTCCGCCCCAGCGATCCGGCCGAACCGCCACCAGACCGCCCCGGGGTACGGCTCGACCCGGTCCGGCCCGAGCGGACCGATCCGCTACCAGCCCGTGACGGCGAACCGATCCGCCCCCCCGAACCGGTCCCGCCGGACCGACCCGACCCGGACCGACTCGAACCCGACCGCGGCGATCCGATGCCCGGCCGAGCCGAACCGGCTCGCGAACCGATCCCCCCACCGGAGCGGACCGAACCAGCAGACCGGCTCGACCCGGTGGACCGGCGAACCGACCCGCTCGAGGACCGGCCCGACCGGGCCGATCCGATCCCACCGCTCCGCCCCGCCCCCGCCCGACGCGGGCGGGACTTGATCTTGCGAGTGGCGTACCACGCCGCGCTCCCGCCGACCGCGGCGCCGGCCACCGCCAGCCCCACCGGTCCATAGGCAGTGAACACGCCGGACGCGCCCATACCGAGGGTGCCGACCGCGCCCAGCAGCGGCGGCATCGGCGTCCAGGGCTGCTCCTCCGGCTCCGCGCGTTCCTGGGGGGCGTCGACGTCGGTGTCCTCGTCCACGGTGAGGCTGTCGGCCGGCTCGACCTCATGCTTCTGCACGTCGTGTTCCTCGACCTGGTCGGGCGCGTCCTCCTCGGGGACCGGATCGGTCCGGTCCGTGGTGGTCTCGGTCATCACGCCCTCCAGGCGTCTCGGATCGGATCGCCTCGTCTCCCCACCGCCCCGAACCGGTCCGATCCGGTTCGGGGCGGCAGAGTCACCAGGCGAGAGGGGGTTGCGCAGCACGGGGCCGCGTTGACCTACCTGTTGTTGAAGATCTGGCTTCCGGACCCGAAGTGCGCGGGCCCGTCGACGCGGTCGATCACGTTGCCGAAATTGATTCCGACCTTCGTGTTGTCGGCCTTGATCTCGCCCGCCTGGACGACGTTGCCCTTGGCGTCCTTGGTCTGGTTCGTGCTGTCCTTCTTCTCCGCCATGAGGCTCTCCTGTGGCTCAGAGGGTGGACCGGTCTGGTCCCTCACAGGGCACCCACAGGCGGTGCGGGTGCCCCAGGGGGAGAGGCCGGGTGCTACATGACGGTGTGGTGGCGGATGTCGCGGCAGACCCGGACGTCCTCGGGCGTTCTCAGCGACATCTGACAGTTCATGCAGTACGGCGGCGGGGGTTCCTCCGTCTCGAACCAGCCCATGACGTGCGCCTCTCTTTAGCGCCGGCCGCCGAGCCAGTGCTCGGGCGGCGGTGCGGTGTACAGCTCGCGGGCGGCGAGCAGGTCCTCCTCGGCCACCTCCAGGTGGCTGGCGCGGTGAAGGAGGTCGATCCACACGGCCTCCAGCCCCGGGTGGGCCGTGAACTCCTCGGTGCCGACCACACCGCGGGCGTGGTCGATGGTGCGCTGCGCGAGTGCCTGCACCTGGCCGGGCGTGTACCAGCGGGCGCCCTTGGTCTCGCCCTCGGCCGGCCGCAGCGTCCCGGTCACGGTCGCCTCGACCACCCACCAGGTGTGGCCCGGCGTCGGCTCGGCCGGCAAGCTGGCGCACAGGTTCGGCAGGTGGACCGGGCCGAGGACCGGCTTCAGGTCTACGACCGTCAGCCCCACCTCTTCCTCGACCTCCGCGAGGGCGGCGGCGACCGGGTCGGCGTGCTGGTCGTATACGTGGCCCGCGACCGGCGCGTGCCCGACGGGCCACCAGCCCCGCTCGATCATCAGATACCGGCCGTGCTCATCGCGGATGATCACGCCGATCGAGGAACCGCAGCAGCGTTTCATCGGTTGCCCTCCGACTCGTCCTCGTCCGGCAGGTGGACGGTGAACTCGGCGAGGACCAGCTCCTCGCCTCCCTTGTGGATGTAGGCGCGGCCCTCGCGGACGTCGGGGTGGGCGTCAAAAATGAGCGGCGCCGTCTCAACCAGGTAGGGCCTGATGTGAGCCAGGATGTGGTCCTCCACGGTGGAGGCGAGGCACATCGGAAAAGGGAGATCCGGCACGTCGCGGTGCAGGCCGACACGCTGGAAGCGGAACACCCTGTCGTGGGGGTTGGACATAAGGTCTCCTGTGGTTCAGAGGGGTTCGGGTGGACCGTCTGGGTCCCTGAGGCGCCCGCACAGCGTCGGGCGCCCGGAGGGGCTAAACGGGGGCGGACTCGTCGGACTACCCGGACGGCGCGAGTTCGCAGGCATCCCAAACTGCGACGAGCCGGGCGAGCTTTCGCCACGCCGAGAGCAGTGTTTCGGTGTGCTGTTCGTTGCAGGCTTGCTCGTTGAAGTCGAGCCGCTGGTCTACGGCCCTATGTATTTCGATGACCTCTTCCGGGGTCCACTTCTCAGCGGCACGGAACCGCTCACGCATCTCAGCCAGCTCGCGCTCGGCGCGCTCCACCAGGTCGGCGGTGCGCTCGTCCACCAGCTCGATCAGCCGGTCCGTGGCCAGGGACTCGATATCGCGGCGCAGCGCACGCTCCCGCTGCTGCGCGGCCGTGGTCAGCTCGGTCACGTGGTCGGTCAGGGCTTGAACAGCGTCGGTCAGCTCACGGATCCGCGCGTCCTGCTCGCGCCGACGCCGCCACATCACCGGCCACCCCAGAGAGCGTCCCGTTCGAGCGACCAGAACATGACGTTCCCGCCCTTGAGTTCGGGGACCTCCTGGTCCACGAACTTTCGGATCTGGTCGTAGACGGCCGACCGGGTAGTGCCGGCGGTCGCGTCGACCGTGCCGCTCCGGGTCACCGTGTTGATCACGCCGACGCCTGCGGGCTTCTGGAGGGTGATGATCCAGTGGTACTTGACGGGCCGCTCGCTCACCGCTGGCCCCCGTCCCGCTCGGCGTGCAGCCGCTGCTGGAGGGTGACGGTCGGCCGGCGCGTCGCGCGAGCGATGGTGCCCCAGGCGACGGCCAGCAGGGTCAGCACCAGGACCGGCGCGAGGACGATGCCTACGATGGCGCTGCTGAGCACCTGTGGCACCCAACCATCCAGATCCAAAAGATCCATCTCTTCTCCCTATGGGTTGAGGGGTGTGGTCCCTGAGCCGTCCCGCCCGTTCGGGACGGCCGAGGCACCACAC